AGGGCACGACCGTCAATGTGATCGTTGCCTCCGGCCACGGAACCCCGGCGCCGGGAATGCCTTCCCCCGGCGTTGGCGCGGTGCCCCCTGCGGCTGCTGCCCCTCCCGCGGCACCGCAGGGGTTGCCTCCCGGCTTGGGGGCTCCGGGCCCGGCAATGCCCCCTCCGCCGATGATGGGCCGCAAGCGGGGTGGCCGTGTCAAGATGACGGCTGGTGCCGGTTCGGGCGAGGGTAGGCTCGAAAAGGCCGAATTGCAGCGGGGGAAGAAGTAGATGTCCTACCTGCCCGGAGACGAAAAGCACCGCAACCCAGAGCGTGCGCTGCTGCAATTGCTGAGACGGGAATTCGATATCGAAGCGTCAGAAGCCGAGATACGGCAGTTCGTCGAAAGTCATTGGGCGAGGTTGTCCACACTGGCCCATGCGATTCACCGGCAACGGAGTGTGAATACGTGACGGACATCGCCGTTCATGCAGGAATGCAGGTGCAGACCGCCGACGGCCGGCTGTTGGTCTGGGATGGCGCGCTGTGGGTAGAGGCCAAGCCGGTTGTTGCTCAGACCGCCCCTGCGGTTGCGGATGCCCGGGAACTGCCCCGCAACTTCGACGCCCGTCCGCCCCGCGACTATGCCGAGCGCCTACTGGGGATGGTGAACCATGATCGGTGAGATGCGAAACGGCATTACGTATATCAGCCATGATGATCTCGACCACGCCATCTCGATCATGTTGCCGGGCGTCATGCGGTGGACAAATGATCCTGAGGCCGCGGGCGTTCCTGTTCGGAATCTCCGCATCGAACCGAACGGACCAGGAGTAGTGATCCGAGCCGACGCGTCCGGGCATTTATTCCAGTTCCGTCTTGAACTCGACGATTACAAGCTCCTGCTCAGTGCCGGAGCCAAACAGGCGTTCTTGTGCTGGTGTAAAGTCATCCGTGAAGTAAATGCCCATCCTCATCGGCTCTGACATTACGCTGCTCAGCCGAGCGCGAACCCAGATCAACGCCGAGATCGAAACCCGCAAAGATTCCATCGCGGAAGGCATTCTAGACCAGTCCCGCTACCTCAAGCAGGCTGGCGAAATCCAAGGCATGCGCGCGGCCTTGGGGATCATGGAAAACCTCGCGCGCGACATACTCGGGCAGGATCGCCCGGAAGGCTAGAAGGCAAAATGGTTGAAGGCATCACGTTCCGCCCCGGCGATACCGGGACGGGCGGCAGCATCATCATGGCTCATGGCAGGAATGGCGTGAGCTACTACAAACGCCCGCATCATCGGGCACACCTCAATTATCTGACCGAGACGCGCGGCGAGCAGTTCGATCCCATCGAGCGGCAGACCGTCAATGGCTCGCTTCCCTACGTGCTTGAGCGCGTGGAGGTGAACTGATGGCGAAGCCGCAGACATCATACGCCGAAATTCTCGAGAGCATCGGGGGCATCGACGATCTCAACATCCACGCCAACTGGATTCTCACGGGCATCTGGATGCGGCCCGAAAAGACCGACAGCGGCATCTTTCTCCCCGACAAGACCAGGGACGAGGATCGCTGGCAGGGCAAGACCGGCTTCGTGCTGAAGAAGGGCCCGCTGGCCTTTGTCTCCGACGCCCAGACCGACTTCAAGGGCCAGGACGTGAACCCCGGCGACTGCATCGTCTACCGCAACTCCGACGGCTGGTCGATCGACATCCGTGGCGTCCACTGCCGCATGGTGCAGGACACTGACATCAAGATGACCGTCAACGATCCGGCATCGATCTACTGAAGGAAGGCACAATGGCAAAATCCGACAAGTCCAAGGCGGAAGACGATATCGAGGATGTCGCGCTTCCCGAAGATCAGCCCGAACCCGTTACCGTCGACCTCGCAGCCGAAGAGGCGCCCGGCGGTGGTGAATCTGCCGCACCCCAGCCCAGCCCCGAAGACGACATGCAGGCGCAGCTCGAGGCTGCCCGTCGCGAAAAGGCCGAGGCCGATCGTCGTGCCGAAGCTGCAGAACAGCGTGCCGCCGAGGAGCGCCGCAGGTATGAGGCCGAGAGCCGCCAGAGCAAGGCCGAACTGTCGGACACCCGGCTCGCTACCATCTCCAACGCGATGGAAGCCAATGCGGCGCAGATCAGGGACCTGAAGGCGCAGCGTCGTGCCGCGCTGGAAGGTGGGAACTTCGAAGCCGAGGAATCCCTGACCGACCAGCTCATGGAGCTTTCCACCAAGCGCCAGCGGCTGCAGGAAGGCAAGACCGCGCTCGAACAGCAGATCGAGCACGAACGCAATGCGCCCAAGCAGCCCACCCCTGAACAGGCGATGGAGAACTGGAAGTCGACTCTCTCGCCCCAGTCCCGGCAGTGGGTAGACAGGCATCCTGAGGTCATGCGTGATCCTGCTAGGTTTCAGCGGCTGGGTCTTGCCCATCAGGCGGCCACCGAGTTCGAGGGCATCACCGCCGACACGCCGGAATATTTCGACTACATCAACGAGCGCATGGGCTTTGCGGAGCCCGAGACGCAGCAGCCGCAACGCCGCGCTCCCCAGGCTTCGGCTCCCGCGGCTCCCCCGAGCCGCTCGGCCCCGAGCGCATCCACCGGGCGCACCTCTGGCTCGACCTATACCCTGAGCCCGCGCGAACGCGAAGCAGCCGACATTGCCGGCATTTCCTACCCCGAATACGCGCGCAACAAGCTCGCGCTGGAAAAGTCCGGCGAAATTACCAAGCACTAGGAAAGGCACCACCGTGGACAACGAAACCGAGGACCGCCGCGGCCCCGGGCGGCCGAAGCTCGCCCGAGCCGATGACGGCGCCCCCATTCGCAAGCCTGTTCGCGAGCGTAAGCGCAAGGGCACGATCGCGCAGGACAAGTTCGCCATCCCTGCCCATCTCATCCCGGAAGGGTCCACCTACGAGTGGAAGCGCAAGGCCGTCTATGGGGCCAACGATCCGTCCTATGACGTCATGGTCCGTGAGCAGGGCTGGGAGCCGGTGGATGTATCCCGGCACCCCGAATTCATGCCCCCGGGCTGGAAGGGCGCCATCGAGCGCGACGGGCTGGTGCTGATGGAACGCCCGGTCGAACTGACCGCGGAAGCCCGCGCCGACGAGCGCCAGAGCGCCAAGCTAGCGGTGTGGACCAAGGAAGCCCAGTTGGGGCAGGCCCCGGACGGGCAGTTCGCTCGCACCAACAAGGGCGCGCCCATGGCGAGCATCCACAAGAGCTACGAGCCGATCGCCGTCGAGTAATCGGCTTCATTCCCGTTTTGCCGCTGCCCGGTGCGGCGGTCTTTCACCAGCAAACGATCGTTAGTGTCGCCTCGGGGCGCTCTGCGGTCAACCCAATCGGAGACAAGCGATGGCCAACACCAACGCTCCCTTCGGGTTTTCCCAGACGAGCGGCCACGGTTCGGCGCCGACTTACGAGACCAACGTCCGTAAGATCGCCTCGAACAACTCGACCGCCATCTTCTCGGGCGACCCCGTTACCAGCCTCAGCTCGGGCTACATTGCCCAGTCGAGCCCCGGCACTACCCAGATCGACGGCATCTTCGTCGGCTGCGAATACCTCTCCACCTCCCAGAAGCGCACCGTGTGGTCGCCCTACTGGCCCGGTTCCGACGCGACCGGCGATATCACCGCCTACGTGGTTCAGGACCCCAACTCCCGCTTCGTCGTGCAGGCCGGCGGTTCCACCACCGCGATCGGCTTTGCCGACATCGGCTCCAACATCAACTTCGCTGTTGGCACCGGCAATACCAGCACCGGCCGTTCCGGCGCCTATGCCGACCAGACGACCATCGCCACCACCAACACGCTGCCCTTCCGCATCGTCGGGCTCGTGACCGATCCGCCGGGTGCCCCCGGCACCGACACCGCCTCCGGCTACAACCGCATCGTCGTTGCCTTCAACAACGTCGACGCCAAGTCGCTGACCGGCATTTAAGGGGGAATGAGAGATGGCTATCAATCTCGCACAGATCAAAGACCTCCTGCTGCCGGGCCTTCGTGGCGTCACTGGCAAGTATGACCAGATTCCGACGCGCTGGGACAAGGTGTTCGACAAGGCCGATTCGAACATGGCCCTCGAACGCACCGCCCAGATGCGCTTCCTCGGCCTCGCCCAGCTGAAGCAGGAGGGCGGACAGACCTCGTTCGACAACAATGCCGGCGAGCGCTACGTCTGGAACCAGGAGCACAACGAGATCGCCCTTGGCTACGCGATTACGCGCAAGTCCATCGACGACAACCTCTACAAGTCCCAGTTTCAGCCCTCCAACCTCGGCCTGATGCAGTCCTTTGCCCAGACCAAGGAAATCTACGGCTGGAACGTCTTCAACACTGCGACCACCTATAACAATGCGGTCGGCGGTGATGGCAAGGCCCTGCTGGCAACTGACCACCCGATCGACGGCGGCACCTTCGCCAACAAGCCCTCGGTCGATGTCGACCTGAACGAGGCATCGTTGCTCAATGCGATGACCACGATTCCGGTGACGTTCGTCGACCTCGCCGGCCTGAAGACCTTCGCCCGTGCGCGCCAGCTCATCGTGCCGAACGCCTTGGAGCCGGTCGCTATCCGCCTCACCAAGACGGAGCTGCGCCCCGGTACTGCCGACAACGATGTCAATGCCATCCTGTCGACCTCTGGCGGCCTGCCAGACGGGTATCTGGTCTCCGAGTTCCTGACCAGCAGCTTCGCCTGGTTCCTCAAGACCAACATCCGGGGACTGCTCTATCTGAAGCGCATTGCTTTCGAGATGGACATGCAGGTCGACTTCACCACCGACAACCTCCTGGTGAAGGGCTACGAGAGGTATAGCTTCTCGTATAACGACCCGCGCTGCCTCTATGGCTCGACCCCGAGCATGTAAGGGGGCGATCTCATGAGCCAGACCGCCTTCAGCGGTCCCGTCGCGACCTTCACGCAGCAGAACGATGGTACGAACCATTCGGACCTCGGCCTCTGCGTGATGTCGCAGGTTGGGACCATCACCCAGAACAGCACCACTGCTGTCTCCACGACGTTCTATCTTCCCCAGAACAGCCAGATCGTGGACTTCAAGATCGACGTGACCACCGCTTTCGACAGCGCGGTCTCGGCGACCCTGACCATCGGCCAGACCGCCGCCGGCACGGAATACGTCGGCAGCGTCAACGCCAAGACGGGTGGGCGCGCATCGCCCTCCTATTCGGCCACCCAGGTTACCAACATGGCCAACATCAGCACCAACATTGCTGTGGTTGCCACGGTGACGCCTTCGGGGGCCACCACCGCCGGCGCGGTCAATGTGACCGTGCTCTACGTCCAGAAACAGTAAGGAGACCCGCCATGAAAGGCAGAAAGTGTCGCGCCGCTGGTGGCGTGGTCGATAAGGATGAAGCGCCCAAGGACGTCTATGCCGGGCGCGATTCCAACGTCGTCAAGGAAGCCGACGAGCGCAAGAGCGGCGGCCGCGTCAAGAAGAAGGACATGGGCAAGCCCGAGGGCAAGATGTCCAAGATGCGGCTCGACCGCCCCGGTCGCAAGAGCGGCGGCAGGGTAGGGGCCGACAAGTCCCCGCTTTCGTCCGCGGCCAGGGTCTCCGGACCCGGCGGCTCTTCGGAGGACGACTGACGCGGCGTATGCGTCAGGTGGCAGCGTCGGCGATCACTGGATTTCCGGCGCGGTAAAGCATCCGGGCGCCTTGCACAAAGAGCTTCACGTTCCTGAGGGGCAGAAAATCCCCGCCAAGAAGCTCGAGAAAGCGGCGCACTCGGACAATTCCAAGCTCGCCAGGCGGGCCAAGTTCGCCGAAGAGATGAAGTCCTTCCATCATTGACCAGCGGGGCCTACGGGCCCCGTTTCCTTTAGCGGAGTGCCCCGATGGCGACCCTCTACATTACCGAATACGGCAAGCTCGGGCAGGTGGCACTGGAGGGGTTCGGTCCCAGTGGTCCCACACAGGCCGCCATGGAGCCGGCGCTCACCAATCAGGCCGTATCCATTTCCGGCACCAGCGCGTCCTCCAGTGCCTTTCAGGCCAATACCATGCTGGTGCGGCTGCAGACCGACACCGCCTGCTGGATCGTGTTCGGCACCGGCCCGACTGCCACTGCCAGCAATACTCCGCTTGCCGCCAATGCGCCGGAATATTTCTGCGTGCCATTGGGTGGAACCTACAAAGTCGCGGCGATCACGGCTTGATTTGGGGTGAGGTGATCTCTTTGTTCGGTGCCTTTGGGAATTTTGGGCGTCTTGGTGGCGTAGGCGGCCGAGGACTGTCGCCTTCTGACTACCTCATCAGCCTGTTCGCCGGAGGCACTGGAGGTTTCCTCTACGACCAACTCGCGCAGAACGCCTACCAGGATACGGTCGGGGGCACCCCCAGCACCAACAACACCCCGGTCGGGGCACTCGCCGATATTTCAGGCAACAGCAACAACGCCACCCAGGCAACCGTCACCTCAAAGCCAACATTCAAGGCCGCGGGTTCGGGCCTTGTTGATCATATGAGCGCCGATGGCGGCGATTATCTCGTCACCACCTTTGCGCCCACCACCGCCCAGACCTATGCCGCCTGCTTCAACTGCAGCACCAAGAGCAAGACCGTCTTTGGCACCAACGTGGCCAATGCCGGCTATGGCTTTCGCATCAACTCCTCCGGGCAGATGACCGGGGCGGTCAATGGTACCGGCGCCGCCACTGCAGGGGATGTGTCAAGCACCAATCTGGTGGCGCTCGTGCGCTATTCTGGGGGTTCGTTCGATTTCTACGTCAATGGCGCCAAGGTCGGCAGCAGCACCTATACCGGCCTCACCACCGCCAACCCGTGGACGCTTTGCGGCAATGCGACGTCGCCCGGCGAATTCATGACCGGCAATTTCTACCGCGCCATGGTGATCGCCCGCTCGCTCACCGACACTGAGGTGCCGCTGGCCATGCGGGCGCTCGGCTCGGGCGTCGTGTCCTTCTGAGCATTTACATCGAGGACGCCGCATGACCTCCAGCGGGACGACCACCTTCGCGCCCTCGATCGGCTCGATTACGCAATATGCCTTCGGGCTATGCGGCATTCGTCGGACCGAGCTGACGCAGCAGCACTTCACCGATGCCGCCATGGCGACCAACCTGCTGCTGGCGCAGTGGGACAACAATACGCCGAACACCTGGAAAGTGGACCTTGTATCGCAGGCGCTGACGCAGGGCACCGCGACCTATTCCGTCGATCCATCCACCGTCATCGTCCTCGACGCCTATATCCGCACCAATTCAGGCCAGCAGGACCAGAACGACCGCCTGATCTGGCCGATCTCGCGCACCGAATATGCGGCCATGCCCAACAAGGACCAGCAGGGCACCGTTACCACGTTCTGGTTCGACCGGCTGCTGAACCCTACGATCACCCTCTGGGAAGTTCCGGACAACAGCACGGACATCCTCCAGTATTACCGCGTCACCCAGATCTACGACGCCAACCAGCCCAACGGTGAAACCTTCGATCTGCCCGTCTGGTGGCTGCCCTCCATGGCCTATGGGCTCGGAGCCATGCTGGCTGATCTCTATGCACCCGATCGGTCCGACAAGCTGCAGGCCAAGGCCGACAAGATGCTGATGGAAGCCCGCGAGCAAAACACCGAGGCCAGCGATACGATCTACATCGCTCCGGCCATCCAGGGCTATTTCGTGAGGTGATGAAATTAGCTGGCGTCCCCACGGCCATGCGCGCGTCAGCGTCCGCAACCCAGAGGCTTTTGCCGTATGTGATAGGTGCGGTTTCTGGTATAACCACTCTGATTTGTCATGGCAATTTGAATTTAGTGGGCCGCGCCTGCAGAACCTGCGCTTGCTCGTCTGTCGCAAGTGTCTCGACATCCCGCAGCCACAACTGCAGCCGCGCATCATTCCACCGGACCCGATCCCGATCCGCAACCCGCGGCCGGAATATTTCGCCATCGACGAGATCGACTTCCTCTCCACCCAGGCCGGTGACCAGCTCATCACCCAGTCTGGGCAGAACCTCGTGATCCAGAACGTCGCCAACGAACGCCTGCCCGCATCCTAGGATTCGCCCGTGTCGTTGACCTATTCCACATACGTGACGGCGCTCGCGACCATGACCGCTATCTCGCCGACCGATGCGGACTTCCTCAATATCCTGCCGGATTGCATCGACTATGCCGAGCTGCGCATCCAGCGGGATTTGAACTTCCTCAACACCACCGCGCAGGACACGTCCGTCACCACGGTTGCCGGCACGCGGACGATTACCATCCCGTCGACCTTTGTCGTGACGAACGCGATCAGCGTGTTTTCGCCGGCAGGCTCCGATGCCACGACCGGCACGCGGGTTTCGCTTATCCCCACGTCGCGTGAAGCCTTGGATATTCTGTGGCCCACGGCCGCAGCGGCTGGGCGCGGCACGCCTGAAGTCATGGCGCTGGTCGACCAATTCACCGCGGTCTTCGGGCCGTGTCCGGATGCGGGCTATCTCTGCGAGATCACCGGGACAACCCGCTTCGACCCCATCTCGGATTCGAACCCGACCAACTTCATCTCGACCTACCTGCCGGACCTGCTGCTGGCTGCGTCGATGGTGTTCATGTCCTCTTACATGCGGAATTTCTCCGCCTCCGGAAATGACCCGCAGATGAGCGTGAACTGGGAGAGCCAATACCAGGCCCTCAAGGCTAGCGCCGAGACCGAAGAGGCCCGCAAGCGGTACTGGGCGGCCTCGTGGACCGCCTTCCCAACCTCACCCCAAGCGCAGCCGCAGCGCGGGTAAAATATGCCGCTCCAGACTGTCGTCCTGCAGCCCGGCGTCAACGTCGAGTTGACCCAAACCCTTGGGCAAGCCCAGATCGTCAACACCCAGCTCGTGCGCTTCAAGGGCGCCGGCAACCAGGTGCTGGTGGAAAAGCTCGGGGGCTGGTCCAAGTTCTACCCCCTGGCGTTCGGTTCCCCCGCCAGGGAAATGCACGCATGGGAAGGCATCAATGCCGATACCCACCTGGCGGTTGGATGCGAAGGCTCGCTGAACGTCATCACCGCGGGCGTGGCTTCTGACATTACGCCCAACACGCTGGTGACGGACCCGGCGGTTGATTTTTCGACCACCTCCACGTCGGAGACGGTCACGATCGTGGACGCGGGGATCGCGACCTCGGTCTACGATACCATCTTTCTCGAGACCCCGGTTTCGGTGGGCGGCATCGTTCTCAAGGGCGTTTACGCCATCCAGAGCGTGTTGTCCTCGACCTCCTACACCATCAAGGCAGCAAGCGCCGCATCGGGCACGGTAGCAAATGGGGGGGCGGTCCCGGCCTTCACCACCACGAGTGGAGAATTCTCGGTCAACGTCAACCTGCCCGATCATGGTTATCCGGTCGGGGGAACCTTCAACATCCCGTCCGACACGGCAACCACGGTTGGAGGCATTACCCTCTCGGGCGCATATATTGTGCAGTCCGTGGTGGATGGCGACAATTTCACCATCAACGCCTCGCAGACCGCCACGTCGACCGACACCCAGTCCATGAACGGCGGCAACGCGGCGATCGTCTACTATATCGCCAAATCGCCTTCGGTTCCCTCGGTCCCTTATGGTTCAGGCACCTATGGTTCCGGCGCTTACGGGGTGGGAATTTCTCCCACTCCCACGCCCGGAACGCCGATCACCACCAGCAACTGGACGCTCGACAACTGGGGCGAAATCCTTCTCTCCTGCCCGACCAATGGGCCGATCTTCACCTGGTCGCCCGATAGCGGCTTCGAGAATGCTGCCATCGTTCCAGGTGCCCCGGTCAAGAACGGTGGCATCTTTGTTGCCGAGCCGGCGCAGATCGTGGTGGCGTGGGCTTCCTCCATCGATGGAGTGCAGGACCCGCTCTTGGTCAAGTGGTCTGATGCCGGGGACTATACCAACTGGACCGCTTCGGCCCTCACACAGGCAGGAAATTATCGCCTTCCCACTGGATCGAAGATCATGGGGGGCCTTGTCGGGCCGCAGTTCTCCATCCTGTGGACCGACCTCGACGTCTGGTCCATGGACTATATCGAACCGCCCCTGGTGTTCGGCTTCAACAAGCTCGCGACCAACTGCGGGCTGATTTCCCGCCATGCCGCCTGTGTGATCAATGCCCAGGTCTACTGGATGGGGGTCAAGCAGTTCTACGCCATGAATGGCGGCTCGGTGGCTTCGATTCCGTGTGATGTCTGGGACGTGGTGTTTCAGGACATCGACATGAACAACGCCGACAAAATCCATGTGGCGCCCAATTCCGGGTTTGGCGAGGTGACCTGGTACTACCCATCGAAATCTGGGGGAACCGGGGAAGTTGACTCCTACGTCAAGGTCAACACCAGCCTGGGCTACATCTGGGATTTCGGCAAGCTGCAGCGGACGGCGTGGATCGATCAGTCCGTCCTCGGGCAGCCGATCGGGGCGGATGCTTCGGGGAACGTCTACCAGCACGAGATTTCGACCGACGCCGACGGGCAGCCGATGATCTCCTACTTCGATACCGGCTATTTCCGGCTGGCGGATGGGGAAGACCTGCTGTTCGTCGACTGGATCATCCCGGATTTCAAGTACGGCTACTTCGACGGACCTAACGGTGCGGCGCTGCAGATCACCATGAATTACACCGACTATCCGAACCGTCCCGTGAGCACGAAGGGGCCCTACAACGTGACCTCGGCCACGGAATTCGTCACCACGCGGTTCCGGGCGCGAGAGGTGGCGTTCCGGGCTGGTTCCAGTGATCTCGGGTCATTCTGGCGCATGGGGGGCTTGGGCTTCCGCGCCACAGCCGATGGGAAACGCTGATGCCCAACATTTTCTCAGGCGACGGAGCGCCATCGAATGGCGGCATCATCTCTGTGCTACAGAACGGCGTTCGCACCATGGGCGAGTTGATCACCACGCTCAAGACCGTGTTCCCTGCAGCTTCTGGCACAGCCACGACGGCCACGGGTGGATCGGCCACTCTCCCGAGCAACCCTATCGGTTTCATCGTCGTGACCTTGCCTGATGGCACGAGCGCAAAGGTGCCCTACTATGGGTAAGTCAGCAATGTCGAACGTCTATGTGGATGAGGACGGCCAAGTGCAGTCCCGCGCGACCACTACGGTTCATGAGGACCCCAGGTCGGCGAAGGTCACATACCGGAACGAGAGCGGCGCCAAGTTCAGCGTGATCGTCCGTCAGAGACCAAACCCAATCGGCTTTCGCGCAACATTGCCGGGGAGCGGCAAGAAATGACCGACCCCATCGCAGCCGCTTTGCAACTGGCCAAGAAACCGCACGTCGGGCCCATCCTGTCCGACGTTCCCGGCCGCACCGACGCGCACATGATCGACGTGCCGGCCGAGAGTTTTATAATTCCGGCCGACGTTGTGTCCGGCATGGGCGAGGGCAACACCATGGCTGGCATGCGCATCTGGCAGCACGCCTTGGGCATGTCGCCCATTCCGCAGCGGGCTTCGGGTGGTTCCGTCCCTATTGCTGCTGCGGGCGGGGAGCTGGTTGTTCCTCCCGAAGTCGTCCAGCGTATCGGTGGCGGCGACATGAAGAAGGGCCACGACGTGCTGCGGGAACTCGTCCTGCAGGCGCGGAAGAAGGCCATCAAGGACATGCGCAAGCTCGCGCCGCCGCACCGCTAAGAGGACACCCTTTTGAACGAACCAGTTGTGCGCCTGGCGCTTCCGGAAGACCGGGAGGGCCTGATCGGCCATTGCCACATGATTCACCAGGAGAATGGCCTGTTCTCCCTGTCCGAACGACGCCTAAACGCCTTGCTGGACCGCTATTTCGACAAGCAGGGCGCCATCGTCGGGGTGATTGGAGATCAGGGTGAGCCGGAATCCAGCATCTACCTGTCCATCGAGTCCTCCTACTACAGTGAAGACCTCCACCTGATGGAATTGTGGAATTTTGTCATGCCGCCGCGGGAGAGCAAGGGTGGTCATGCGAAACGACTAATCGAATTCGCCAAGCACTGTTCCGACAGCCTCAGGCTGCCGCTGATGATCGGGATTTTGTCCAATCAGCGGGTTGCGGCCAAGGAACGGCTCTACGAACGCCAGCTCGAAAGGGCAGGGGCGTTCTTCGTCCACAACAAGGAATTCGCCGGTCACACGGCTTGGTCGGAGCACTAAATGGGCACCAAGACTGCCACCAGCACGACGAGCGGCACAACGAGCGGAACGTCACAGTCCGCGCTCGCCCAACCCGTCCGCACCGCCTATGACCAGCTTCTCGGCCAGCTTGGCGGCATGGCCAACACCGCCAACAACAATGCGGTGGTCAACAGCGCCTCGACCGGCCTCGGCAATCTGGCGTCCTCCTCCAATCCGAATTTTGTCACGGCTGCCAACACGCTGGGTTCGGCCGCGGCCCCGACCTATTCGACGGTTGGGAACTACATGTCGCCCTACCTGCAGCAGGTCATGCAGGCCAATATTGCCAGCCAGAACGAGCAGAACGCCGAACAGCAGCAGGGCGTCATCGGTAACGCCATCGCCAAGGGCGCATTCGGCGGCAATCGTGTTGGGATCGCGCAGGGGGAACTCGCTCGCCAGCAGGATATCGTCAACCAGGCGACCAATGCCGGGCTGTTGAATTCCGGCTATCAGCAGGCGTTGCAGGCGGCCCAGACTGGCCAGCAGAACGCCACCAATATTGGAACGGCGCAAGCCAATCTCGGCAGTTCGCAGACCGCCGCGAACCTGTCTACACTGTTGGGGCAGTTGGGGGCAGGGGAATTCCAGCAGACGACGCCCTATTCCAATTTCGGCAGTCTCGCAGGGGCGGCCAATGCGCTGTCCAATTACGGTCAGGAAACCACCGCGGCCGGGACGAGCAATGGCACATCGACCCAGCCCACCGGCAACACGCTGTCGTCGCTTCTCGGTGCCGGGCTCAGCATCGCATCGCTGTTCAACAAGGGCGGCCACGTGAAGGGCTTCGCCTCCGGCGGCTCGGCTGATGACATGATGGCGGCCATTGAGGGTGCACAGGCTGCGGCGCAATCGGCCTCCATGCTGGGCAGCAACGCCAACGACAATCAGGAAAGCGCCAACGACAACTTCGGCCTCGGTCCCATTGGGTCGGGCATGCTGACCGAGCAGAAGAAGGGCCTTTCCAACATCCTGTCGCTGTTCAAGCGTCCGCAGGCCGACCCCATCGGCCCCGGCGTGTCCTCGTTCGGCGATATTGCCGCGGCTGGGTTTGGCGGTGGCGGGGCGGTGGCGCGGCGGGCTTATGCGCCGGGCGGCATGATCGAGAGCCCCTATCCGGATTTCTTCGCCGGCAGCGCGCTCTATTCCGATGCGGCGCCGAGCCCCACTATTGACGATGTGTCGACCACCCCGACGGCGCGACCCGACGACGTGGCGTTCGTTCCCCCCGATCCGGTGGCCGATCCTGTTGTCACCGATAGCGCGCCGCGCGGCCTGGCGCCGCCGTCCGCTGCGATGATCCCGCCGACGCAGGGCAGTGTGGTCGACAACATGGGGACCTCCCGCATCCAGGCCCCGGTCATCAGCGGCGTTAATGCCCCCATCGGCTACGGCATTCCGGATTCCAATGCCGGGTATGTCACCAACCTCGGTGACGTGATCAACTCGGTCAAAGCTGGGAAGGGCTTGAACCTCTCGCCCGATACCCGCATGGCGCTTCTGTCGGCTGGACTGGGGATTATGGGGGGCACCAGCCCGAATGCGCTCACCAACATTGGCCAAGGGGCGCAGAAGGGCCTCGACCAGTGGATGAAGAAGCAGGAGTTGAACCGCCAGAACGCCCTTGCGCAGTCCCAGATCGGCATCGAGCAGGGGCAGTTGGGCCTCAACGCGCAAGACATACAGCAGCACGCCGGGCAGCTCTATCTCAATGCCCAAACCACTGCGGGTCAACTCGCCGAAGCCTATGCGCAGGCCAACCGGCTCAATGTCGCGGCTGGGACCGAGCGCTGGCAGGTTGTGTACAGCCCGTATGGTCCTGTGGTCATGGACAAGCTCAATCCGATGGGCGGGGCGAATGTCCTCCCCTACACCGTTTCTGGGCAGCCAAACCAGCCCGCGCCGACGATCTCCGGTGGCGTAGAGTCGCCGGGTTCCGCGTCCACGCCATCGACCGTTCCGGCCTCCGCCTCAGGGGCCTCGGCCAGTGCCGTCAAGCCATCCACCCCCGCGCCGCAGTCTGGCATGGACGAGCACGGCTTCGTCACGCAGGCCCCCACCGACGTCAAGATCAACCCGATGATGATGACGGATGCGGGATACAATCAACTGCTCTCCCAGGCGAAGCCGGTCATCGATTTGTCGCGCCAGCAGGCTACTACGGCAGAGCAGGCGGATGTCCAACTGGAACAGTTGAAGAGCCTCTCGGAGGCACTCCCAGATTCTGGCCCCCTCGCTCTAGGCCATGGCTTCGATGAGCGCCTTGGGATCATGAAGGGCCTCAACACCACGGCCCAGATTCTCGGCATCAAGCCCTCCGTCACCGAGGACCAGATGGGCACGGCCGAGGACATCCTGAAGGCCGCGAGGACCTTGCAGTTCAATGTCGCCAGCGGCGTTAATGCCGATCCTGCCGTTGCGACGATTGCCACGGCAGCCCAGGCCTCTCCCAGCGGGGAAAACACCAAGCAGGGCATCCGGACCATTGTTGGTAACCTGAGGGCCATCAACAAGCGCGCGGAAGATAAAGCGCAATACTACGCCAGTTGGCAGGCGAGCCATCGCGGCGACATGACCGGCGCCCCCGAAGCCTTCAACGCGGACAACCCGCCCGTCAAATACATCGAATACGGCAAAATCCTCGGCGGCCAGCTTCCCGATGCCGTGACCACCAAGAAGCAGTACGACGCATTGCCGGCCGGGACCTATTACTCGTCCAAGGGCAAAGTCTACATCAAGGGGCGGTAATGGCCAGCTTCGTTCCTCCAGATACGCCCGTCGATCTCGGCACTCAGTCGAGCACTGCCGAGGCGCCGTTCGCGCCCCCCGATAGTGCCGTGGACTTTACCCCCACGACCTCGACCATGCCTGCAGATGCCCCCACCGTTGGCGGCACGCTGGCGCATGTCGTCTATGGCGCGCTGAAGGCCCCGGCCGATACCGTTGCGGGCATTGCCAATGCCGAGGACATCGGGCGTAAGAGCGGGGTCACCAATCCAATGCTGGCGCTCTATGCCGGCATGGCCGAGCCAGTGGTCAATGCGATCCTCGGGCGCAACACCCCAGCCCCGACAGCCGGCGACACGTTCAAGAAATCCCTCGGGCCTGCGAACGTCGACCAGTATCTCCCGGCGCCGCAGAACCCGCAGGAACGCATTGCGGAAATGGGCGGCGAGGGCATTGCCACGGCGGTTGCTCCCGAATTGCTGGCCGGGAAGGGGGCTACTCTCGCGAACATCGCCCGCGCCGGCTTTACGGGGCTCGCCAGCGGCGTTGGCGGCCAGTCTGCAGTGGAAGCCGCCCCCGAGCGCCTGAAGCCACTGGCGGGGCTTGCTGGCTCCATTGCGGGCGGTGCGGCTGGGGAAGGGGCTGCCATGGCCACCTCGGCTGGCGCTCGTGGTCTGATGGACACTGTTGGTCCTGCCATTCCCTCCCTCGGGCCGATCAACCGCGGCACGCCGATCAAGGATGCTGAGGGCAACATCATTGCGCGCCCGACGGCGTTGCAGGAACAGGCCGTCGCGAACAATATTGCCAATGCGGCCACGGATCGCGATGCCGCACTGGCTGGCGCCACCCCAACCGGGGAAACCGGCGTTCCGCTCACTACGGCACAGGCGGCCGATGACCTCGGGCTCTATTCGCTGGAGCGCAAGGTGGCGACCAATAATCCCGAGCCCTTCATCATGCGCCGCGCCGAACAGAACGACGCGCTGCTGAATTCCATGGAGGGTCTGCCTCCGGTCGATTCCATGTCGCCAACCGACCTGGGGGAATTCTTCCGGGCCAGGTTGCAGGACCTCGACAGCCAGACGCAGCAGGCGCTCGACGCCGCACAGCAGCACGCCCACGCGCAGACCACCGATCTCGGCGCGCCAAACGCGACCGAGACCGGCACGCAGGCGCAAGAGGCCATGCAGAAGGCGGTCGATGCCAACAAGGCACAGCAGCAGGCGCTTTGGTCGGCAGTCCCGAAGGATACCGTCGCGGTCGCAGGGCCCTTGAAGCGGGCTGTGGGGTCGACCTATGGCGATCTCTCGCCCGTGATGCAGGATACCGTCACCCCGGCCGAGCAGAGCATCGTCAACCGCATCAACGAACTCGGGGCGACGCTTCCGTTCGGGGATTTGCAGGACTTCCGCAGCCGGATTTCCGCCGAGATGCGGGCCATGCAGTCGCCGCTAAATCCAAATTCTCAGGCGTATGGCCGGCTCGCCCAATTGCGAGGCGCGGTCGAGGACGCTATATCGGATAGCATTGCTGGGAAAGTCGATCAGGAACAGCAGGCGGTTGCCGCTGGAACGATGGCTCCCGAGGATACCATGGCCGCTCATATGGAGCGCCAACGGCAGGATTGGTATGCCAACCGAAACGCACAAACTGGGACGAATAGTCCAGAAGGTTTTGGAGCCAATGGCACCAGCGGATCGGCTGCCATTCCTCGCCCATCTAGAGCAACAGGCCAAGCTTACAGCGGACCTAATGGAGCTGCGAGCAATCAGGGAATACCGGCAAATGCTGGAAGCGGACCCCTCATTGATCAGCAAGCCGCAGACGCCCTAAGGGCAGCCTCGGATTTTACCAGAGCCTCCAAGGCCAAGCTCGCGCCGCTGATGCGCTTCATCAAGCGCCCCGGTCCGACCTATCCCTACGAAGTGCCACCCGAACAGGTCGCCTCCAGCATCTGGAAGCCGGGCCCGGAAGGTGCTGCCACCGTTCGCTCTGTCCTCGATGGCACCGACCATAGCCCCGAGGCCGTTGAGGCCATCAAGAACGCTGCTGTCGGCTCGCTCAGGGCCAAGGCGACTTCCCCGGACGGCGTTGTCGATCCCAAGAAGTTCGCCGACTGGAGGGCCAATCACGCCGAGGCGCTGCAGGCAGTTCCCGACCTCGCGGCCCGCATGGACAGCGCCGCCAACGCCTCCGAGTACATGCAGAGCCTTGCTTCCCTCCGCCGCGAGGAAATGGACGCCTATCAACGTTCCGAAGCAGGTAAGCTGCTGAAGGCCGATCCCGGCGACGTGGTGAATACCATCGGCAACCTGTTCGGCAAGAAGGACACCGTTGCGCGCGTCCGCAATCTCATGGCCGAGGCCAAGAGTGATCCCGCCGCGGTCGGTGGTATCCAGCGGGCCGTGCTGGAATTCATGGAACAGCGCCTCAAGTCCAATACTGAAGGCGCGACCGGTAACCAGATGTTGAAGCCGGACATGTTCCAGACCTTCGTCAAGCGCAACAAGGGTGCCCTCAATCTCATCTTTGACTCGGACCAGGTGAAGGTGATGGAGGGGATCGCCAACGACCTCCAGCGTATCCAGAAGCCCAATAGCGTTGCCCGGCTGCCCAATGGGTCGAGCGCCACGGCGCAGGACAGCCGGAACATCCTCGAGACGCTGCTGCGTGCATCCGAGGGCAAGAAGCTTCCCCTTGGCCTTGCGGGCGCCGCCTACATGACCGGTCTCGGTCCGTTCTGGACTGCGGCCAGCGGGCTTGGGTCCCTCGCCTTCAATGCTCTCCGTTCGGCCGGCATCCGCAACATGGACCAGCTGCTGGTGGAGGCCATGCGCAATCCCGATGTTGGATTGGCTCTCCTCGCCAAGGGGAAGGTGCGGGCGAATGCCTCCATCGGCACCCGTCTTGCGCGCGCCCTTGCGAAGTCCAGCATGCTCGAACCGCAGTTGTCGCAGGAGCGCCAGGGCTTCGCGGCTGGCGGGTCGGTGCGAGGCTATGCCGTTGGCGGTGCCGCGTCCGATGCGGTGATCGACGCCATTCTCGCCGAGGCCGGTGGCGGTGGCATTCAGGGCATGCAGGCTGTTGCCAACGTCATCAAGAACCGCTCGGAACAGTCCGGTATCAGTCCGGCGGCCGTCGTGGCACAGCCTCACCAGTTCGAGGGGTACAGCTCCCCCAGCCAGGGCGGCAGGGACAACCAGAGCAATTCTCTCTTGCGCCAGCAGGCTGCGGACGTGTGGGCCGGGGTAATGAATGGCGATCTTCCCGACAACACTGGCGGAGCCACGCATTTTTATGCTGACTACTCGGCCGCACCGTCGTGGGCGAAGGGCGTGCAGACCGTCGATATTGGTGGCAACCGCTTTTTGGGAAACGGTACGCCAGTTCCCGTTCAGGCGAGGCCTTCTTCGCAGGGGGCGCTGGCCAGTCTCACCATGGACAACCAGAACGCCATCCGCCATGAAGCCATCAACCCAGATCTGGCCGCGCAGCTCCAGCGCGCAGTGACTTCGGTCTATGGGCCGCAGTATAGCGTCGATGTGATGTCCGGGGCGCAGCCAGAAGGCCCTCCCGGCACACCCGGAACCACGGGGACGCGCCGTCACGGCACTGGGGTTGCGGCCGACGTGGTGGTCCGTGATCCTGCTGGGAATCGGCTCGGCCCGCAGCAATTGCAGCCGCTGGCCCAGTATTGGCTCGGTTCGAACATCGGGTCCGTGGGCTTCCCCGCCGACGGCAAGAACTTCATGCACCTCGACCTGATTGGTGGCAAGGTGCCGGGCTCCGTTCCCCTGCAGAAAGGGGAGGGGCTGTCCTGGTACTATGGCACACCGACCAAGGATCAGGTTGCTGCCATCGATGCAGGGAAGCGCGGGGTTGTACCGTCCAATCTCTATGCGGCACCGACTGCGGTTGCTTCCCGTATGCCCGATACCATCGACCCATCGCTGTTGAGCTATGGCGCGGTTCCGGGGCAGGCGGGTGTTGTTGCCCCCATGCAGGCGCGCAGCGCTCCTGTGCCCGCGACCCGTGTTGCCAGCGCTCCGGTTCCGGCTGAACGTCCGACCGATCTTCTGGGCTATGCGCCTCCGACTGGAGTCCCCTCGGCGGCGGTGCAGGCCATCAACGAGGCGGTGCCGCAGACCACGCCGGTTGAGAACGCGCCCATCGTGCATCAGGTGGCCGAGGCCAGCATTCCACCGACGCCGGCCGATTATCTGCGCGGCATCAATGCGGCCTATCCGGGGCTTGGCTTCAATGACAAGGCCATCAGTGGCATCCAGAACGGGCTCGAGAATGCAGGGGTGTATCCGAGCACGCTCGGTAACCTGACGATTGGCCAGATGAAATCGCTCCCGGCTGCGACGCTTGCTGGATTGGGTGATATCGTCAGCGCGAACGGGGTGGATGTGAGCCCCGGTCACGTGGTGGGGACCCTTGGCCTTGGGAAGGCATGGTCACTCGCCGGGCTGGCCAACCAACCGGACCTGACCATCAACCAAGCACTCGGCATCGCCGACCAAAAGCTCGGCGTCACGCCACCGTCCCCAACCCTGCGCAGCGTGCAGTTGCCGGAACCGCGCCCGGCATACAATCCAGCCCCAGCCAGCGCCCCGACGCCGCAGGTGTTCGACGCGCCTCCACAGCAGCGCATGCCTGCGGCCGATCTCGCCAGCATTGGCTTGCCGGGCACCCCCAACGCTCCCCAGTCCGGGCTCGGCATTGGCCCCGCCTCCGACTATCTGGTGAGCAAGGGCGATGAGGACGGCATCCTTGGGCCGATTTCTCCGTCACTCCCGGCCGACTTTTTCGCACCACAGGGCGGCGCGATGTCCCCGGTCGGTACATCGCACGGGATGATGATCTTCACCCCGAGTGCGCCCGCTCCGGTGTCCGCAATGCCGCACGGACTCGACACATCCGCCATGGCTGGCCTCTCTGGGCTTCCGGGGCTCAGCGTTCCTCCTGGCGTCGAAATCCCGACACTGACCTCGGTCAGGAACGCGCCCCCGGCTCCGCAGCCAATCTCCCTCGGCAGCGGCGTGCACTTCGACCCGAGCACCGGGCAGTTCGTGCTCGGGAATGCGGCACCGTCACTCCCGACCGTTCCTCTCGCGCCCAAGCCCGCTATCGCTCCGCAGGTTGCCCCGGTTCCTCAAACCATGTCGCCGCAACTGGCCAAGGCCCGGACGGCGGTCCAGCGCCCGACAGGTCTGTTCGGGCTGCTGACGAATCCCGGCGGCTTTGCCGGCATCCTTGGGCCTACATCGTCCAATGACGGGTTGCAGGCGAACGGCTCGACGCAGGTCGGCAGCTATAACGATGAAAGCGGCTGGGGGGGCCTCGGGGCCTCCGGCGGCGGCAACGGCAGCATGGTCGGCTAAGACCTCACTTCACATCCTGACGACGGGCTCGCTTCGGCGGCCCTTTTTCTTTTGGGGAGCGCTCAATGGCGTCCACCTATACCACCAACACGCACCTTGAGCTTCAGGCGACGGGTGAGAATTCCGGCACCTGGGGATCGTTGCTCAATGCCAACGACTTCACCATCCTCGACAACGTGCTGGGGAATGTCCAGACAATCAGCCTGTCGGGGACCAACGTTACCCTAACGACCACGCAGAGCCAGGTGAACTGGATCAAGCTTACCGGGGCGCTCGTTGCCGATGTCAGCGTGATATTCCCAGCTATCGGCCGCACCTATCTAGTGTCCAACTCGACCACGGGCGGCCATGTGGTGACGCTCAAGATTGGGACCAGCACGGGGACGGTTATTCCTCAGGGAGTGACACAGGTCATCGGGCTGGATGGCTCAGATGTGAGTTCGCTGGGCTATCTCTCCCTGACCGGCGGTCAGATCAACGGGAACCTCGGGATTGCCGCCACGGCAGACAACACCTTCGCCAATGGCAAGGCGATCGCCATCGGGGATGACGACACGGGTATTCGTCAGAATGGAGATGGCGTCCTTGAGGTCTGGACCAACAACACGCTGAGAACCACCTTTGGGCCGACCGGCAACCTCAATGTGAATAGCGGGACACTGCAGGAAGGAGGGCAGCGTGTTTATTCGCCCAACAATCCGCCCCCAAAATTCGGGGCAAACCAGTCGTGGCAATTACCGTCACGGTCTGATGGGCTAGTGTACCAGAATACAACTGGGAATACGATCCAAGTCAATGTATCGGTTCAGGCGTTCGCTGAAATAACCAGTCTTCTTGTCGGGAGCACAAGCCCCCCCACCATCGTCGCGGGGCAGGCCTCAAATTCCTCTGGCGTACATGCCACGCTTTCGGCTCTTGTTCCAAATTCCCAGTATTACCTATTACTGCTCAATGACCCCCACGCATTTGTGACGGAATGGGCGGAACTGCGCTAGTGAGCATTTTCCCCCTCAAACCCGCGGCATCGCGCGTCTTCTAACCTCAGAAGCTTATACATGGCTGAAATTCTCTTCACCAACCTTCCAGTGGCTGTGTCACTGGATGGCAGCGAAGTCGTGCCCATCGACCAGTCGAACGGGGATGGCACCTATACCACGAAGCGAACGACCACGGGCGCGATTGCGGCCCAGGTTTCGGGTGTCACCGAAGTCTCGGTGGCAAACGCCAACGGCTTCACCGGCAATGTCAGCGACCCCACGACCACCCCAATCATCACTATCGAAAGCACCGTCACCGGTCTTGTCAAGGCAAATGGAACCGCGCAGTCGGCGGCGGTCGAGGGGGTGGACTACTATGCGCCGGGCGGCACAAAGGTTGCAATCGCCGACGGCGGCACGGGGCAGGGGACGGCAAACAACGCCCTGAACGCGCTGCTTCCCGACCAGACCGGGCATACCGGGTTTGTGCTTCAGACCGACGGCACCGACACCTCATGGGTGTCTGTCTCTGGCACGGGCACGGTGACAAGCGTTGGCCTGAGCGCCCCTTCGGAATTTTCAGTCAGTGGCTCCCCGGTTACGATCTCCGGAACGCTGGGGCTGGACTGGGCTGATCAGAGCGCCAACATCGTCTTTGCCGGCCCAGCGACGGGGATTGCGACCACGCCGGGGTTCCGCGCACTTGTCACGGCCGATCTTCCGACATCCGGAGTGACCGCTGCCACCTATGGCGACGGAACGCATGTGGCCCAGGTCACCGTGGACAACAAGGGCCGCGTGACCTCCGCTTCCAGTGTCGCCATCACCCACGTCGGCGACGTGACCAGTGTCGGCCTCTCGCTTCCGGCGGATTTTACCGTTACCGGGTCGCCCGTTACCTCGTCCGGCACCTTGACCGGCGCATGGACAACGACCCCCACGGGCACAGGCGCCATGGTCCGGGCAACGTCCCCCACACTGGTGACGCCCGCCCTCGGCACCCCATCGTCTGTCACCCTCACCAACGGGACCGGCCTGCCGATCTCTACGGGCGTTTCTGGTCTCGGCACCGGGGTTGCAACCTTCCTCGGCACCCCCTCCAGCGCCAACCTCAAGGCGGCCGTGACCGACGAAACAGGCTCTGGGGCATTGGTCTTTGCCACGTCGCCCACGCTCGTCACTCCGGCGCTCGGCACCCCCTCTTCCGCTACCCTGACCAACGCAACAGGGTTGCCTATTGCGACCGGAGTCTCCGGGCTCGGAACTGGTGTGGCAACCTTCCTCGGCACGCCGTCTAGCGCCAATCTGGCCGCCGCGGTGACGGATGAGACCGGTTCCGGGGCGCTGGTGTTCGCAACCTCTCCTTCGCTGACCACGCCAAACCTGGGAACGCCGTCCGCGATCAATCTCGCCAACGGAACCAATTTGCCGGCGTCGGGGTTAGCGAGCACCACCGGGTCTGGTGCGGTGGCGCTCGAAACCTACGCAACTTATACCCCAACGTGGTCGGCGAGCGGAACCGCCCCATCACTCGGGAATGGCACCCTAAGCGGCACCTATACCAAGACCGGAAAGCTCGTCGTTGCCACTATAGCCTTCACCGTCGGCAGCACCACGACCTTCGGGAGCGGGGTATGGAGATTCAGCCTCCCGTTCAATGCGTCTACTGATGCACTGCTCAATGGGGCTGGCGCAGTCTTCATGCTGCACACGGGGTCCAGCTTTTACACTGGTGTCGCCAAGGCCAATGGCACCGCCAACGGCATTGAAGTCATCGTCAACGGCAGTGGCAATCAGGTGGGGCCAACATCCCCCTTTACCTGGGCCAGCACGGACCAGCTCAGCGTCACGGTGACCTACCAGGCGACGAGCTAAATGCCGCCAACTCGGGCCATTATTCCTGCCCAGTTCGGAGCCAATGGCGACACCTATGCCACCGGAAGCGATGCGGCCATCACAGCAGGGCAGAAGACGCTAACATCCCTTGCTGCGGCGTTTTCCGCAGGAGACGTGGGCAAACTGGTGGAGGTTCGCGGGGCCGGCTCGGCCGGGGCTACGCTGTTTGCCAGCATAACATCGGTCGCGTCGCAGACGTCGGTAGTGCTGAGTGCTGCAGCGTCGACCACAGTCAGCGGCGCCCTTTATGCCTTCGGCACCGATGATACGGCCGCGCTCAACGCCATGTTTGCAAGCGTGGGGGATGTCAGCTCTACCCAGAGAACAAGGCCGGCAATTTTCTGGTTTCCTCCCGGCCAGGTTTTCATGACCAGTGGCCCGCTGCTAGTGCAGCAGAACCATTGCCATATCGTCGGCAACGGTGCCGGCATCCGGAATTGTCACGCCAGCGCCGCCGTACTTGTTACCCACGCCGATAGCGTGAATGCCCCGCTCGCCGTGCATATTGATGGCCTGTGGGTGCAGTCTGAGGGAAACGGTATTCAGGCCCAATCGGCCCCGATGCTCAAGGTCAGAAACTGCCACTTCAAGGATTTCCTGACCTACGACGGCGGCGTGTCGAATGGGATCGGCGGTATTGCGGTCTATCTGCAGGGGTGCGTGTCCTACTACATCGGCCATAATGAGTTCGATGGCATTGGATCACAGGCCATCTATGTCCGCGCCTACACCAAAACATGGAATAACGGCGCGGGATCGATCATAACCGAATCCCAGGGCGGGACGGTTGAGCAGAACCGCATCAATCATACCGGCTCGATCGCCGTGCTGATTTCCGAAGGCGGCGGCCACAAGGTACTCAGGAATGACGTCGAGAACTGCAATAATGCCGTGCAGATAAGATCATCGTTCGACTTCTTGGTCGAAGATAACTATTTCGAGAACAACAATCAGGATATTTCGACAGATAACATTGTCGATCTTGTTTCTGATCGCTCCATCCAGTGCGGGAGAATCTTCAATAACCAATGCGAAAGCCAGACTGGTATCGCGATCACCAAGGGCGATCGCATCATGATCTTCGGCAATCGTATCAGCCATGACCTCACGATCAACTCCGGCGCCACGAATACCTGGGTCGGCCGGCAGTCGATCTTGTCTGGCAGCTACACCGATAACGGAACCAGCACGGTCAACGTGACCTATCCCTGACGGCGGTTGACAACCGTCCCGCCCCACACTCTCTTGTGGGCATATTGCGTCCTAGGGGTGTTGGGGGTCCGATGTTCAGCCGGTTGCGTACGATCTGGATTCGATTGAGAGATTTGCCGATCCAGGCCTACTACACCCTCAGCGGGTGGCGATTCGACGACCTCAAGCGGCACATGGACGGCTCGTCCCTTCGCAACGAGGACGAAATTCTGGCCATGGCGGAGGTTGGCGCTCTTTGCGAGAGGCGCACGGAGCGGGCCCGTTATGCCATCGTGACCTGCCTGCCCCCAGACGAGAGTGGGATCGCGATTTTCTCAATGCGGCACCTGCTGGCCGCGCAAGAGCCAGTGGATGTGTTCAGTCAGGTGCGGGAGGTTTCGGTCTTCCTGGCTAACCGCACCGCGCTCAGCCGGCGCACGGGCGGCAGGGTGTGGCTCAATCCGATGTCGTCGTTGCTGGCCCTGAGCGAGATCAACGGTTACGAGGCGGTGGTCTTCGTGCTCGGCAACAGCGATCACAACGTCGAGGTGCTGAGGCTGCTGACGCACTTCTGCGGGCAAGGCTCGCCTGAAAAGGCCGTGGCCTACATGCATGACCCCTGCTGCCACAACGCGTTGCGGCAGGCCAACCGCATGACTTTGGAGGATTATCTGCATTTCCTCGGCAACCGGTACGAGGTTTCTCTGGCCGACCTGTTGGGCCGGGAAACCCATCGCGCGGTACAGGAGGTGGTCGACCGGGGCATTCTCGGGGTGAGAGGCATCACATCGCTGGGGGTCGCGAGGTTTGTGGTCAACTCCCGGCAAGCGGCCGAACTTGTCCGAAAGGATGCAGCCGCACCGGGTCTGGATATCGCCGTCCTCTACCATCCGGTGTTCGATCGGGAGGCGGGTATTGACGATCTCCGAGCAAGGCGGCAGACCGGTGAAGAATACGTGGTCGGCTCATTCGGGGGCGCCAACCGCGGGAAAATGACTGATGTCGTGGTGGAGGCGGTGCAGCGACTTCGCGCTCAGGGCGACAAGGTTCGGCTGGTGCTCGCCGGATATGAGGCCCGGCGGTTTGTCAGGCTAAATTTCGGATCAACGCCGGAGTGGATCACCGTGTCCGAGCCCGCGACGGAGCGCGAGCTGCAATCTGAAATGGCGAAATGCGATCTGGCCATTCAGCTCCGACACCGCAATCTTGGCGAGAGCTCGGGTGTGGTCCCGATGCTGATCGGAATGGGCATCCCCACTGTGGTGTCCCCGATCGGGGCCTTCCTCGACTACGGGGATGCAGTTGTCCGCTTCGGGGGCGATGACCCGGCCGAACTGGCCGCCTTGATCGCATCGCACCCAACGGTGCCGCAGCGCAGGATGGCCACCTTCGCTGCGGAGCATGGGCTTGATAAGTTCGAAGAGGCAGTGCGCCACGCCGCGCTCGGCGCTCCGGCCCAAGATGCCGTCAGGCGGGTTGCCGGGTAGCCTCAGCGCAAACCCTCTGGAGATACCCCCTGAAATCCAGGCGCTCGCCAGTGACCTCGTTGGCGAAGTCGGTGCCCTTGAACTGCAGCCCGAGACTTCTGGCAACGGCGGGCAAGATCGGCACCAGGTCGCCGTGAGGTTCGCGAGCGTCCTCGGGCACATGACACGGGATGCCCAAAGCATCGCCGATGCGCCGGCACAGGTCGCGGTAGATGACTAGGGTTGGGTGATCCGGCGTCAGGAATAGGCGGCGGGAAACGTGGTCCTGCTCGATAAGCGGGCTGATCGGGAAATCAATCGCATTGTCGCGCTCCTGCTGCTTCAGGACGTCAAGGGAGTCATTGGAGTAGACCGGAGCCGCCATGGCGAGAGCATCGCTGGACTCCGCCTCCTGGAGGAGATCGTAGAGATCACCCCCGTCCTTGGCGATTGCTTCGAGGCGGGGATAGGTCCAGCCGCCGAGCGTTCCGCCGCCGCGGTGCTGGACCTTGGTGAAATAGCCGTTCCACTGTAGCCATGGGAACTTCAGCGCTCGGACGCCGGCCTCTGCGCATGCCTTCTCGAGATAGGCAGTGTTCCACTGGTCCTTGTTGACAATCGGGGAAAACACCACGGCGTCGAAGTCCTTCAGCCGCTCGTAGGGGAACGGCGTGCCGGCGGCGATGATCTCGAAGTTGGTGAGCGTGTCGAACTGGTGACCTCGCGTGTGGGCCTTGAACAGTGAGGTCAGGACGCTGGCGTGGCAGCCGCCGTAGAACAGGACATGCATTGACTTTGTTACCTCTGATGGCGGGACATCCCGCTTGATGGTTGCCCGGACCGAAGCCGGCTCGGGAATCTTGAACTGCTCACGGAACCTGATGACCGGTTCGGACTGGGCGAACAGGCGCAGCGCTGTGTCATCTAGGGGCTTACAGCGGCGCCGCCGCTCAGCCGGCCATTCGTCGATAATGGGCGCAATGTCGGCCGCGGCTCCGGTGCCGGTCAATCGCTCCATCACCTGTTCCTGACCAGGGGATGGCGGTGTCCGCCAGACTACCACGTCCGGGAGGTTGCGGACCGCATCGAGGCTTTGCCGATAGGTCTCCGCCATCCACGCCGCATAGGCGAGTTGGTCGTGGGTCGCGGTCCAAGGCATCTGCCAGTTCGATATCAGTACGTCGACCGGCTCTCGCGCGCAGTAGACAAAGGTGAAATCGATGCCGGCGAACAGGTCGCGGACCTCAGCGGCATGCCGCTCGATATGGGGCAGTTTCAGACCGATAACGTCGATCTTGGCGGCGTCCTTGCCGGCGAATTTTTCCCGCCGGGTATATTGCAGGAACAGGAAGAGCAGAGACGCGACCCGGGCCGCACCGTGATCTTCCGGCGTGAAGCCGCGCCAATCCCGGCTACCGGCGTCGGCCCAGATGGAATGCTCCTGATCGGCATACGTTTTCAGGAAGCCCATTGCGGACAGGAAAGCAGGGGCCCTGAGCAGGTGGCATTCGTCGGTGATGAAGGCATTCTCGAAACCGTGCAGATGCCGCTCAAATGAGGACGTGCCGGACCTGGGCAGGCCACCAATCAGGACGATGCGCGACGGAAGCCTGTTGCGCAGCTCGGAGGCGAACCTCGCCGCCGGGTGATTGAACAACAATTGAATTACCCCATGGACGAAAGCCGGCATCAAAGCACGGCCGAAGCCATCCCTCAACACATTGGAGACCTCCCATGAACCGACTTCTGCCGGCGCTTGCCGTCGGCTGCATGCTCATGCTCGCCGGGTGCGCAAGCCTCGGCCAGATCAGCTCTGCCTATACTGCACTGGCGGACGCCTCTGTCCCCGCCAAGCAGGTCATCATCGCCGCGAATGCCTTTGATGGCATCGAGGTGGCGGCCACGACCTACGTCCGGTACTGCGCCCCCAATCCCTCGCCGGCTGGCTGTGATGACGCGCTGATCCGCAACAAGGTCATCCCCGCGGTCAATGCTGGCATTCAGGCCCGCGATGGCCTCGAAGGCTTCCTCAAATCCCACCCCGGCGCGCTCGGTTCCAAGGGCTTGTTCGATGCCCTGAACCAGTCGACCGCAACTCTGACTGCCATGTCGGCGCAGTTCGCCGTCGCGAAGTAAGGACAACCCCCATGGACCCGACCATCATTGCCGCGGCGCTGCAGGCCGCTTTGCAGGCGATCCTCGCCATGCTGCAGAGCACCAAGCTCGATTCCGCTGCCATCGACCGCGTGCTGGCGTTCCTGATCGGCATCGTGCCGTATCTCGGCCAGCTCGGGAGCGCTCTTGTCGCCCCGGTCGAGAACGTCATCGCCGCGCTCAAGGCCCAGCCGGCGGCTACTGCCGACCAGTTGTCCGCGCTCGATCGGCTCAATGCCACCGTCGATGCGGCTTGGAACGACGCCGTGGCCAAGTACCTCGCCAACCATCCGGGGGCCTGACATGGACTACGCCAACATCTCGAAGGCCATCGCCGGCGGCATTACCGGCGCTGTTGCGGCCACCGGCGGGGCTGGGGTTGTCTACTTCAACCTGCCGCCCGGCACCAACCTGCCGGAATGGGTCTACACGGCCGTGCCGGTGATCAATGCCCTCGTGGGCTTCGCCATCGGCTTCCTTGGTGTCTACCACGCGCCGGCCAACAAGCCCGCGAGTGTCACGTCGTCGGTCACGGCTGTCACGCCAAAGCCCCTTGACAAATGACAGCCGCCAACTTCGACAACTGCCTCGCGAACGTCTTTGCTCGCGAGGGCGGCTACTCGGACAATCCGCTCGATCCGGGCGGGGCCACCAACATGGGCGTTACCCAGGCCGTGCTCTCCGCATGGCGGCGCTTCCATCCCGAGGCGCCCGAGAGCGTCAAGGCCCTGCAGCGCTCGACCGCGGCCGAAATCTACCGGCAAAACTACTGGCAGGCCATCCGCGGCGACAGCCTGCCCAAGGGCGTCGATGACGTGACCTTTGACGAGGCGGTCAACTCGGGTGTGGTCCGCGCTGCCAAAGACCTCCAGCACGTGCTTGGGGTCGCCGAGGACGGCCATATCGGCTTCGTCACGCTCTCGGCTGCGGCCTCTGCCGATCCCCGCCGCGTCATCAATGAAATCTGCGATTACCGCCTGTCGTGGCTTCGCCGGCTCAAGGGCTGGAAGACCTTTGGCCGGGGCTGGACCAATCGCGTCGAGATCACCCGCAAGCAAGCGCTTGCCATGCTGTAGCGAGCCGGAGAGCGGATGGCGTCCCCGCTCCCCAGCCCTGATCACCAAAACCGGATAGGAGCCCGGCCTGATGACTGAAACCACTTTCAGCCCGATAAAGTTGCGAGGACGTTAAGTGACGGCGAACGAGCAACAGCAGATTGGGGCACTGACCGCCGAAGTCGCCAACCTCAAGGATGAGGTGAAGGCTCTCAAGGGCACACTACAGGAGGTTCGGGATACCCTCGTTTCCGTCGAGGGCGGCTGGAAATTCCTGGTCTCGCTCAGCGCCATTGTCGGGGCCGTCATCGGCTTCGCAATGCAGTTCCTGCCGTTCCTACCGCACAAGGGATGAGACCATGGGCCGTCACCCGAACGGGCTGCATTATACCCCCGAACAGCGGCTCCAGTACAAGCGCGAGATCGTCCAGGCTCGGGCGCTGAACCGCACTCCTACCCAATGGGCCGAAGAACGTGGCGTCAATCCCACGACGGCCCGCAAGCTTGCTCGCGAGATCGATCGCGAGGTGGTTGAGCTTTACGGCAAGTCCCCTCCGACACCCGGCGAGGTGAAAGACGCTGCCTTCTGGCGTCGCAAGGCTAGGGACGCCGAGCACGATCGCGACCATGCCGAGCGCGCCCTCAGGGAACTTGCTGGGATGGCGAATCGCCCCGTTGCGCTACCTGACTGGCTTCTGCCGTCTCCGGGCCCTGCAAAGCGCGCTGTGGGGCTCCTGCACCTGTCCGATCTTCATGTCGGGGAAGTGGTGCGGCCAGAGGAAATCGGCGGCATCAACGCCTACGATCCCGAAGTATTCCAGCGGCGCTTCCGCCGGATGATTGCGGCTTCTGTCGAAATCCTCCCGCGCTGGGCCGCAGACAGCAATCTGCTCGGCGTCGTGGTGGCCCTCAATGGGGATCTGATCAGCGGCGATATCCATGAAGAATTGCGCAACGAAAACGCCCTGACCTCGCACGAACAGGTGGCACTCGCCACCGACGAGATCATTGCCGGGGTGGCCAAATTAGCTGACAGTTTCGGCCACGTCATGGTGACGGCCACGCCGGGCAATCACGGGCGATCGGTCATGAAGCCGCCAGCCAAGCGAATGGGCGCATTGAGCTACGACACGCTGATCGGCTCCAACATCGCCCGACATTTCAGCGGCGACGAGCGGATCACCGTCAATATCGCGGCCGGTGCCGACATCGTGTTCCCGATCTTCCGGTGGACCATCCTGCAAACCCACGGCGACAACATGGGCACGGGCGGCGGCATGGGCTTTGGGGGGCCGAACTTCCCCATCGTCCGGGGCGGCAACAAGATCAAGCTCGCCGGCTTCGAGGCTGGAGAGCACTACGACCTGATATTGAGCGGCCACTACCATGTGTCATCCAATCCCGGCCGCATCCTGGCGAACGGCTCCATGGTGGGCGCCGGGGAATACAGCGCATCCAAGCTTAGGGCGCCATTCGAGCCTCCCCAGCAATGGCTTGGGTTGCTGCATGAGAAATGGGGCCTCAGGGAGAGATTGCCCGTGCTTCTCGAAGACCCGCTGCCGCCTCCCAGGCCGCGCGTTCGCGTTCCGGCGGTGATGCAATGACCCAGATCATCGGCCTTACGGGTCTTCGCGGCGTCGGCAAGTCCACCGTCGCCAACATCCTCGTTGAACATCACGGCTTCACCCGCGTCCACGCCTTTGATGGCGGCAAGGCAGCAACGCGCTCGTATTTCCGGCACATCGGCGCGCCAAGTGACATGGCGGATCGTATGGTGTTCGGAAACCTTCGGGACATGCCCTGCCCGCTCCTGCCGGGAAACCAGACCCCGCGGTATTTCATGGAGCGGTTCGGCAAGTTCATGGGCACGACCCTGGGGGCCGAATGGACGCTGGGGGCAGAGCTGGATGTAGCGCTGCGGCAGGTCCCGTGGAAGCCGATCGTGGTCGAGTCGGTGGTCTATGAGGCACCACTGCTCAAGGCCCGCGGTGGCAAGCTCTACCGCGTCGAGCGGGATGTGGCCGGGCCCGCAGGGCTCGAGACGGACGCCGCCCAGGCTGCGCTGGAGGTGGATGGCACGATCATCAACAACGGCTCTCTGGCCGAACTGCGCAAGGCTGTGGAGGCGTTGCTATGAGGATTTACTTGGCCGGGCGCATGACTGGGCTGCCCGACATGGGCTTTCCCGCCTTTCACGAGGCAGCGGCGAAGCTCCGGGCGGCCGGGAACCATGTGTTCAATCCGGCAGAAGCCTTCCCCGCCGATTCCGGCTATCGGGCGTGCATGGCCATCGACACAGCGTGGCTGTGCCTTCATGCCGAGGCCATTGCCCTCCTACCGAACTGGGAGGCCAGCAAGGGCGCTAGAGCCGAGTTCGCGCTCGCTCACGCGCTGGGGATTGAAGTTATCTACCTCTGAGAGGTCGAGAGAGGCCGGGCGCTACTCCGGCTCCATGATGCGGGCGCTCATGGCCTGTGCCTGATTAGGCCCGTCTGCTTTCCGGGCGGCTCTCTCTTTCGTCGCCAGCGCTATGCGCCAGCATGGGATTGGGGAACCGGCTTAGGCGACCGAGACGAACCCCGATCCTTCGTCATATCGACTTACGGCAGGAACGAACCCCACCTGCGACCTGGCCTGACTTTCGACGGCCTCCATCCGGCAGGCGCCGCCCCAAACTAAGAAGGACCCTTGCAGCTTAGAGCGCGCACTCATCTGCAATTACCCGTGTGCTCACGGCGTGGGGCTATACCCCGGTCCGACCTGTGTTGCCGATCAGATCGGCGGAAACTGGTAGGGATGGTGAGGGCGCCAAACCTCACTGTTAGTCCGATCTCTGTTTCGGAACACCAACGCGCCCGATGCTTGAGGGGACACCGACCTGAAGGGCGCTACCCTTCCGTCCAGCTAACCCCGCGTCTGCCTGGCTACAGGCTGTCATCCCGACAAACGTCCCTTCTACCACACGTCCCGCCGCCAGTGAATCGGTCAGGCGTACCATTTCCCGACTTTTTCCCACTCAGCCACGACGTCGCTATAACCGAGAGCGCCGAGAAGATTGCAAAGCAAATCGTCGGCGTCTCCGTGGGCCAACTCGGGGTCTTTGCTGGCTTGCAACTCCCGTAGCTGGCTCTTGATCTGCTCTATCGTGGACTCATCCAACAGGCTGCTACGGCGCCTAACGTCATCGGTCATCACAATCTCCAGCCTCAGTCCGGCTTGTCGTAGAGCGGTCCCTTGCGCTTTGTCCTGGGCTTCGGGATCACTTCCTCCACATCCTCGATATCGATCAGTTGCGGCCCCTGGCTGTTGCCATGGATGTAGACCGATATCTTGCCCTTGAGGTTGGGCTGGTCCCATACCGTCTCCACACGGGCGCGCAGTAGAACTTCGTCACCTTCCTCGATCTTGGGCATGGGCTGACCTGCAAAGGTTGTGCATAGTATGCACAACCTACTCAATCTCTTCCCGTCCAACTATGCCGTAGGTGTGGGGGCGACGGGGGCTATTGGAAGCCATCCAATAGGATCGACTTCCTCGCCTGGACCACTGCCGTTCCTGTACGCGCACCAGCAAACCGATTCCTCATTGCACGGCGCGAAGCCCTCACCGCCAACATCGCACGGGCAGTCAGAGCCGCACCAGAAGGGCTCCCAGGTTCCCGCAAACACATCGCCGCCCGGCATCCGGAATCGCACGAGAGTCCGCTTTGGCACCGTGTCCAAGCCGTTCCGCGCCTGCGCCTCGCTCATCACCTCACCTCGTCATAGATGCGCTGGGCCTCGGCTTCGCTCATGTCGGGATTCTCGATCAGCATTTCGCCGATCACCCATGAGCGGCGCTGAGCTTCGCGTTCCTCTCGCGTCAGTGGCCGTTTTGCAGCCTCGGCGAGCTTCCGTAGCAGCTCCGGGTCTGTCTTGTATTCGCGAAGCGTCAGTCGCGTGTCACCCATCCACCATCTCCTTTCTGCGAGCGGGTGCAACCTCTGGCAGATTGCACATCATGTCGATAATCTGGTGCGCCAATGTGCGCCATGCCTCGATGTTGCCGTTGGCATAGGATTCGGCCCAATGCATCCGGAGCCCCTCGGCAAATAGGTCGTACGCCTCTTGCGCACGCGCCAACGCCAAAAGGGCATCGGGGCGCACTGGCATCGTCTCGATCCGGCCCTCACCCATCCACCATCTCCTTCAGGTCATCGAGCCGCTAGGAAGCCCCGCCGCATTGAGCTTGGGCTGCAGAAGCGTGATGTAGTACGCCTCCAGCGCGGCAAGCTCGCAGAGCTGGGTCGCCAGCCACGAGTAGGAATCGAAGCTCTTGGCGTATTCGCCACGCATGTGATCTCGAACGCGGGCGTGCACATTGACCGACTGCCCGACGTAGACGCACTCCTCCTGGTGATAGAGGAAGTAGACGCCGCTGACGCCGCGCCCCAGGATCACGCGCGGGAGCCGATGCACTTCGTCGGGGCTTCGCAGCCGGCGAGGCTTGGTGTCCTCGGACATGCGAAACCGCTGCTGCTCGCGCATGGCCCGCAGGTGTATCTCCGTCTGCTGCGCCCAGAATTCGGCTTGGTCGCGGGCAGGGAACGTTCGCGATTGACGCGGGAGAGGCTTGATCCACACCTGCGCCTTTGTGGTGCCGTTCGACATTTGCTGAAAGCTTGCCATCATCCACCCCCCCCCCCCCCCGAACGTCCAGTGAACAGACTCTGCCCTAAAGCTGCCAATACCAAGCGCGCAAAGCTGCGCGGCTATGCATAGCGCGTTTCGGAGTTCTGCGGAAAACCTCAGGATTTATGGTGCTGCCGGACAGGATTGAACTGTCGACCTCTCCCTTACCAAGGTATCGGCTGAACCCGAAATTCACGTTTGTTTTCCGAAACGTGACCGACGTGGCTTAGGAGACTTTGCCCTAACCTTGCCAGTTTGTCCACCCTGCGAGGCAAAAATGGCGGCCACGGATTCGGCTGCCTCGCGGCTGTGAACATAAGTCTCCATGAACAGTTTTGCCGACTTCCACCCGCCCGCATCCATGGCGTCCTTGATCTTGGCGCCGCCGTTGATGGCGTTGGTGGCGAAGGAGTGCCGGCCGACCGAATGCGTGCTCAATGGCTCCAGTCCGGCGCGCTCTGCCACCCGCTTGAGCGCACGATTGACTGCCTTGGGGTCGGTGTACCAGAAGACCGGCTTGTCATCGGCGAGGTCGAGCCCACGCATCCTGTCCATCATTTCCGGAGTCAGCGCGCGAGCCGACATTTCGTCGGTCTTAGTCTTTTCCAACACGGCGGTGCTGTGGTCGAGGTCGACCCATTTTCCAGTCAAGTGCACGGCCTCGCTGACGCGGGCGCCGGTCTGGTGCATGAACAGTACGATTGCGGACAGATGCGGCAACCCGCTCTTGTCGGCCTCTGCCATGAAGGCGTCGAGCCAATCCCGGCCGACCGATTTGTGCTTACGGGACTTCGGCACATCGAACTGGCGCACCCGCATCAGCGGGCACCATCCCAGGTCGTGGGCATGCACCATGACAGCACGCGCCGGCATGATAGCCTGCCGGTTCCGTGTCGCTGGCGCGCCGATCGGATAAATCATCATGGCCATGGCCCGAATCTCGGCGGGTTTGATCGACCCAACATTGCGGCCCTTGAAGTGCTTGATTATGGGCGCGAGGAACCTCCTCTCGCCGCCGGCCTTCATATAGGAGACGGCTGCTTCCTCGAACGTCCTGACTTGCTCCTCGCCGTAGTGGAGCCTTTTCCAGAGCTTCGCCTCGAACTGGGCAAGCGCTTCTGCGGCGCGCCGTTCGTCACGAGTCCTAAGGCTTCTTCGTATGCGCTCCCCGTTGAAGCTTCCATTGGCGTACCAGACCCCGTTGTTGGCCTGTTCGAGTCGTAGGGCCTTGCTTTGTGCCCGTTCCCTTGGCATGAAATCGCGTCCCTGAGCATGTGGATGTGCTCGGGGTAGAAGACCTTCTTCACTCCCCTGCGCTCATAATGTGGGTGGCGCTTCAATTCGTCCACCAGGAACCTACGGGAAACGCCGAGCAAGCGCGCAGCTCCGTCCATGTCGACGGGTGCAATCTCGAGCGCCCAGGTTGGGAGCGTCTTACTCATCTCCACCCCAGCCAGTACCGGAGCGCAGCGAGCCCCACAAGAACAAGGACAACAGCGCAGCCTATGAGGAGTTTGGTGCCCTGACGGGTGAGATTGCGGTCGGTCATGGCTGGCGCATCCTGTAGACTCGCCGCCGCGGGGAGCGCTCGTTAAGCCAGCGGCCCTCGATCAAGCCCTCGTCTTCCATCCGCATCAGCAGAACGTAAATGGAGCCCGCCGAGACGCTTGCGAGCTTCTGGATTTGGTGGCCAGTGAATTCACCGCCGCCCGCGAGAACACCAAGAATGCGCGTCTGGCCCGTCGTCAGGTCGATTATGCTCACAACGACTGACATCAACAACAACGCCACAGCCGAGAAAAGCAGCCACGTCAGCACTTGCCCTGTTCCTTCTCAGCACGGGCGCGGAGGGCTACGCCGAAGTCTTCCAGTTTGACGCCATCCCAGCTTTCGTGAGCGCAGCATGAGTGGTCTGTGCCGATATAGCCGCATGACCGGCACCGGTGCAGATGAGGCGAGAAAGCCATCTCCGTCGCCTCCCGCCACACCTCACCCCTTGCGGTGGATAGGGCGCGCTCGGCGGCGGCGAGGTCACGCTGCAGGCGTTCGATCTCGTCGGCGGCCTCGCCGCAGATTGGTGGGTTGTTGCCCATGATGTGTATTTCACGCAGCCGGCGCGTCAGCTCATTCGTTTCCATCACCAGCCCCCTTGAGCGCGGCGCGACCGGCAGGCGTGGCCACGATATCACCGCTAAGGATGCCGCGGCCCGGTCGCGGCTCAACGAACCCTAGCTCTTCTAAGCGCCGCCGCGGCTTATATGACAAGGCTGCATAGGTGCCGTCTGGCGCTGCGGCCTCGAGCAGGAGTTCGAGCTGCGCCTTCGTCAGCTTAGGCATCACCAGCCCCCTCTGCATTGGAGAGGGCGCGGGCGCGGAACGGATGGGGCATGAGCGCCTTGCTCTTAGCCTCCCACGCGGCTAGGTCGCGCTGGTACTGCTCCTCGGCCCAGAGCGGTATCGTGGCCGAGCGCGTCATGTCGGGATTGCGGAGGTACGTGTCCGCCATCTCGTGCTCCATAGAGGCCATCTTCCGGGCGCGGGCGCAGAGGTCCAGCCCTTCACTCAGCGCCTCCACGTACTTATCGAGCTTGGCCTGGAGGGCTTCGGCACGGGCCTCGGCGGCCTCAACGGCATCACAGGCGAGAGTGTCCGTCTCCGGGTCGATGGCTCTGCTGTCACGCAAAATGCGCATCAGAGTGGCGCAAACGTCCCCGTCCCAGGTTTCGGAGCCGTCCTCGCCGACCCAGACAGCAAGACCAAGGGCGGTCGCCAGATGGTCGAAGACGAAGTTGACCGCCTCGTCTTTTGCCTCGTCTCGCTCCCTCTCCGCCTGCTCTACTCGGGCCTGCAAGGCGGCAAGAGCGGCGCGGGGGACAAGCTCGGTGACGATGTATTGCTGCCGCGCTTCGTCGTTGAGCCAGAAGCTGGGCTTCCGCGGGTCGTATTTCTCGCGCAGAAAGACAACGCGATTGGTGCCGTCTCGCTTTTCCACGATGAACGCCACCGGCTCCGGCGCCTCTACCGTCTCTTCGAGGGCGGAGAGAAAGGCGTCGATGGCGGTGGTTGCGAACCACTCGACGGATTTTCCATACATTGGGCCAAGCCCCGTTTCGCTGTGAAGGGCTTTGATGGCCGCCTCGCGCGCCGCTTGGTTCGTGGTCTGGCTCACTTCCCTGCCTCCTGGCTGGCGGGAGGGGCGGGAAGCGGGCGCCAATGATTGGGGCGCAGCATGAAATCACCGTCACCGTACCAGCCCGGCTTTTCGGGCGGCCGGCGATCTTCCCACCAGAAGATGCAAAGGCCAGTCTCGGGTGAGAACTGGTTGAGTTCGTCCGGGCACCAGCCGAGCATGTAGATGGCTTTGCCGTTGGCGTCGAACTTCGGCGCCGTCTCAATCGGCTGCCAGCCATCTGCCTCCCGCCCCGCTGCAAACCCTGAGCGGCGACGGGCGAGGGCCTCGATCTGCATCCACGCTTCATCGATCAGGTCGGCGTCCTCGCTCAGGCCGAGGTTGGCCGATAGATGCTTGAGCTTGCCGATGGTTTGGGCGACGGGTCCGACGTGCGTCTCGCTCACATCCTCCCCACCCTCGTCTGGGGCAGGGGCTACGGGCTTGACTGATCGGGATAGGGCCGCGTTGAGCGCCGCCACATCATCCGCCGACAATCCAGGCGTCTCGTCTGGGGCGATCCTCCGCAGGTCCCCCATCGCATCAGCAAGCTCTGCCCGCGCCTTATGCGCCCTGGTTAATGCTGATCTCTTTGCAATATCGCGCGCCGCCGCTTGGCCTTCGAGGCGGGCCTGCTCGTCATAGACGATATAACCGATGCCCTCGGCCCACTCAGCTCCAGCTGTGTCGGGGCTGCACGTCCGGTAAAATCCGCCTGCTGTATCGCTCATTTCGTGAACTCCTCGATCAGGCGAATGGCCTCGGCACATTGCCTGTGCTGTGCAACTAGCTCTGGGTGGCCGAAGCGCTCCGCGAGCGCTGCTGTCTCATCGTGCCATTCTGCCGCCGCTTCCACCCCTGCAGCGAACCCCGAGCTGCGACGAGCAGTGAGGATGACTTCTCTGATCTCGGCGGCGAGGTGTGCGGCGGAGCCGCCAATCGCATATTTGTCGGCAATGCGGAGTGCTATCAAAGATGCGTCAGCTGTGCCGCCCTCCCCATCCCCACCCTCGTCTGGTACAGGGGAGGTGACAGGATCGAAACGGCCGTCGTTAAACTCGGCGAACGGGCGCACCCAGGTTTCGGTCGGGTCGGAGATTGACCGGTAGACCACGACCAGATGCATATCGATAGGTTCATAATCGTAGCCGTTGGTCTCGCCTTCCCATTCACCTTGCATGAACCAATTCTCAGCCTGCATCTTGCCGACGCCGATCACTTCATAGGTGCTGCCGCGCTTCTTGTGCCGAACGTATCTGGGCATCATCTCCCCCAGGGCTTGGGTGCGGGTGGTATCGGTCATCATTCTGAGTTCCCGTCGTTTTCGTCGAGGTACTTGGTGTTGTCGCGGAAGGGCTGGCGCATGGGCCGGTAGCCCCATGGACGCTTCTGGGCGGTGATGCCGAACGCCTTCTTGCGCTTGGCGCGGACCTCGGCGCGCTCCATCGCCTGTCGGGCGGTGCGCAGCCGGTGGCACTTTGCGTGCAGCATCTGCAAATTATCTTCGGCGTTAGGCCCGCCATCGATCAGCGGCACGCGGTGGTCGCATTCGGCTTTGTCCCGGCCAGGGACGATCGGCAGGCCGCAGTCCGGGCAGATCGGAAGTGCACCTGGCTCCTCGCACTGGCTGTCGAGGACACGCAACTGCACCTTCTCAGGCGCGGGCGTGTCATCGGTCTTGCCGACCCAGAGTGCGATGGTGCGAGGCATCAGGCCGCCACCTCAATGTGCTTGGCCAACCACGCCTTGATCGCATCTTCATAGCTTCGGGCAGGTTCGCCGTGTGTGCCGCAGGCTAGGCATGCACATTGCACGCGATCGCCAAAACGCTGGGAGCCAATGGGGTCGGGGAAAGCCCATTGCAGCCCAAGCCCTGCGTGGCCACAATGCGGACACGTCGGAACGTCTGGCATGTCATCTAGGATGTTCATGCTGCCCTCGCCGCGTTCTTGGCCACGGTGCCGCGCTCGGGATCGAATGCGAACTTGTCGGGCGGAATGGTTGTACCGGGGCGAACGCCATGCCGCGCAGTGAACCCGAGTTCACGCTCCGCACGCTTTCGGGCTGCCGCCGCATCCTGAATGTCAGTGAAGTACCCAAGATGGGTGGTGCGGCGGTTGACCTTGATACGAGCGGCCCAGCGCCCCTTGTCGGTGCACCAGAAGACTCCAGTGATGCCCGATTTGTTTGCTGACGATACGCGCCGATTCCGCAGATTTATCGACTGAGTAACATCGCGAAGATTGGCTAGCCGGTTGTCACTGCGATCACCATTCAGGTGATCAACAATCTTTGGTTCGTAGCCATGAACGTGGAGGAAGACCAAACGGTGTATGTAGGTCTGAACGCTGTCAACGCGGATGCCGCGGTATCCCTTTTCGTTGAATCCTGCGATGGCTCCGGCTGGAGCTCGCCCGCGAGGAACGCGCCAGCGCATGACGCCGGTATCCGGGTCATAGTCCAAGAGCTCACGTACGCGTGCCGCTGTAATCATGCTGCGCTCCGATTTTTCTGGGGATCGAATGCCCACCTGTCTTCGGGGACCGACAGGACGACCCCAAATTCCGTGTGGTGCCGGAAAACCTGATCGAGGTAGGCCGTCATTTGTGTGACGTTCATCAGGCGTGTAATTGGAATATCGAAGTCCCGAATGACTTCGATCCTCTCAGCGTGGCTGAGCGGCTTTATCCGGCGCCGGCACAAATCCCGGAACGCCTCGCTCGACTCCATTAGTATGGGAAGTCCAAAACGAAGCTTGCACCTGGCGCGAACGTCCTCGATGTCCTCGCCGGTCTGGTCGGAAATCTCGGCGTACCACTTATGGGAAAGGCGATTTTGCTCTGACGACCGATCGCGGCCGTCGGTCACGTCCACGGTGAAGGGGCGCTTGCGACCGTCGAGATAGACCTTGAGCAGGGCGAGATCGTCGGCGTTCTTGACGGTGCGGGTGGTCATGACGCGAATTCCCCGAAAAGCTCAATTGCCTTGGCCAAATAGGCGGCACGCGCCTCCGACGCCGTAGCAAAAAGACCGAGGTAATGAGATTTACCGCCACTGGTCACAGAGGCTTGCCATCTGCAGCGCTTGGCGTTCCAAGAAACGCCCTTTAGCCCCGAGCGAGAACTGCGTTTCGCGGACAGATTGGCGGCATTTTGTTGCCGGGTCGAAAGGCGTAAATTTGACCAGGCATTGTTGGTCTTGACCCGATCAATATGGTCGATTTCTGTGCCGAGTGGCGGCCACGCGCCCGTCATATATAACCACGCAAGGCGGTGGGCCGAGTACACCTTGCCATTGACGCAGATGCGATAGTACCCGTCTCTGAGCGAGCACGGATTCCCGAACCGTGCCTGAGACCCACGACGTTGGCTGAGGCGCTTAAACTTCCCCGTGGTGGGGTCGTACTGAAGTCGCATCCGCAACTCTTCGTGCGTCAGATCGGTTGACACGGCCGCCATCTAGATTGTCCTCGCCAGCGTCAGCAGGTATTCCTGGCTGTTGAGGTAGTCCCGGCGCGTCTTGATCGCGGCCTTGACCGCACGGCGCTCGTCTTCCGACATGGTGGTGATCGCGGCCCGGCGCTCGTAGTAATCGAGCCTTTCGCCGTGGGCAGAGCTGATGGCTGCGATGAGCTTGGTGGGGGTCATTGGGCGGCCTCGAACTCGTCCAATGACTTCCGAAGTTGCCGCAGCCAAGCGTTCCGTTCGTGCACTCTGGCGCACTCTTTGTCGTATTCTTCAGTGTGATAAGCTAGCGACTTGCGGAATTTGGCCACTTCGCTATCGAACCATTCCTGAGTGCTAAGCGGGGTGGCGTCGTAGTACTTGCCAGGGTCTGTAGACGTGTCGAACTTCTTGCTGTCGGCGAGCTGTTCCAACATGAACTTCTGCAACCCCTCCGGGGCGCCACTCCATGCCCGCACTTGGGTGAGCATGTCGTCGTAGCGCTGACGTTGGATGTCGTTCTCGTTGATGGCACGATGGAGTGCGTCCCGAGATTGCTTGTTGGCTTCCTCGGCGGCGGTGGCGCGCTCGTTGGCCGTCATTGCATAGAGGTTGACCAATGAAGCCTCGGCTTCGGCCTTCTCTTTGATATGGTAGTCACTCCGCTCGAACGCCTCAGGGATAGGTGTGCTCGCCGGCTCATCCCGCAAAGTGATGCAGGCACCAAAGGCACGGGCGCACTCCATGGCGAACTGGCGCAGCGTCGTCACTTTCCCGCTGGCCACGTCGGCGGTGTATCCTGTGGGCATCTCTCGTCTCCTTTGCCCCGGCCCGCTGGCATGTTGGGCCAACGGATACCGGGGCTTGCTGGTGGTCAGGTAAGCTCAAGCGACCGGCGCAACCGGTCGCCTAGATCTGGTCCGGTGCCGTAGGAGCGGATGCGCTCCACGATCAGGGCCAGTTCCTCGTTGAACCGGTCGATGGCGTCGGAAAGCTCGCGGATATAGGCTTCGTCCCGGTAGGCACGCTTGGTGAACAGCGGCATGCGCGGCCAGTAGCAGGCGATGTCGACCCACTCCCGCTCGGTGACGAGCAGCGCGCCTTGGCACTGCGCCCTGTGTTCTGGTGGGAAATCGTCCCGCACAAGGCAGTCGATCAGAACGGATGGCAGCTTGGTCTTGAGTTCTAGCACGCCATTGTCGCCCAAGAGAGAGTCCGGCGAGCACCCCCGATCGCCATTGCGGACGAAGCCGACCAGTCGGGGTTCGGCATCCGTTATCAGGGCGTAGTGGTTGCGGGCGTCGGCCTCCATGTCGTGGCCGCGGTCCATGTGGGCGTTGGTATAGGTCTCTTCGACCTCCCCGGTGATGATCTCGCCAGCAAGGCGGTGAAGGTATTTGCGCCGGGTGACGCTTTCGGCGCCACCTTTTCCCTTGGCCAGGATGGTGTGGAACTCACTGGCGGTCGGAATGCCGCGGCGCGCTTCCATCCAGTCGGCAGAGTTCTGGTCGCAATCGAAAATCTGGATCATTGGCCGCCGCTCAACTTCTTGGCGAGCTTGACGTGCATCGACCGCTTGGCAGCGTCGAAATCCTTGGCCGGCATCTCGCCCACCGCGGCGATTTTGAACGTCTCGCAGAACCGCTCGATGTCCGTGTCGGTCTTGTCGATCAGGTCCTGCAGCTCTTCGCGCTGGGCGTCGGTGATCGTCGCCGGGACACCACCGGCCGCGCGGCCGTCGTCATCGTCCCCTTGCTCTGCGAGACCACATGCGGCCTTGAAGGTGGCGCGCTCGAGATAGGTCACGGTGCTGATGCGGGCCTGCAGCGGGTTCTTTGCGCCGCCGGCATCGGGCGGCCCGCCGAGCGAGACCTGTTTGCGACCTCCCAGCGAATGCTCGATGGTGCAAGTGACCTCTATCCAGTCCTTGTCGTCGCGGGTGACGCTCCATGAGGCGCTGAGGCCGTTCCGGGACAGGGCTGGGGTGGCGGCCTCAACGAAAGACACCAACTCGGCATAGCGCCGCCCCTTGAGCGGTCCATCGGTGACCTTGCGGTTGCGGACGACCGTGATAACTTCGCCCTTGAAGGCTGCGAACGCCGCCTTGAACGCGCGGTCCGCTTCCTCATCGGCCAGTTCCTTGGCCATGGCCTTCAGCTCGCGGATCACGTCGAGGGGTTGACCAGCGGCCACAGCCTGGCGGATCATGTCCATGACCGGGCTTGGAGTAATCGTCGGCGCCACATCGCGGCTCTCGACAGCCGTCAGTTCAGCGGCTTGCGGCATCTTGTGCCTCCATGGCTATGGCCGGCCTCTCGTGCCAGCCCTGTGCAGTTCGGGTGAGGACCATCGGGGCCTTGAACCACTGGCCGGCGACCATCACCCACTTGGTGGTGACGGTGACGGTTGGCGGCTCCTCCCACGGCTTGAGTACGTCTGCCGTGTCGCGGGAGAGTTGGTCGAGGCTGGAGAGTTGGTCGGGGGCGAGGTTCATTTGCCGCCCCTCCGATTGCGCGGGCATTCCCAGTCGCACCACTCGGTGCCGGCTAGTGAGCACTGCCCGTCCGGCATCATGCCGCAGTCGTCGATCTCGTCGTAATCGTCCTCGTAGTCGTCTTCGTATCCGCCGAAGCGGTCGTCATCTTCCAACGCGAGTTCGGCCTCGACGCGCTTGATGCAATCGTCGCAGACCTCGTAGACGCGGCCGTACATGCCCTCCTCATGGTCGCGGCGAGGGCGCAGGCGAGGCTTGTGCTGATGGCACCAGTCGCAGAGGCCGGAGTGGTCCATTTCTCGGCGATGCTCGTCGAGGCACTCCTGACACATGTCCCAAAGCTCAGAGCCGAAGCTATCGGTCTCGCCCTGGACCCGCGCCACTGCCGGACGGTCCGGGTGCTGATCGCACGTCGCGCCCTCCGGCAGATCGTGCCGTGCGCCGGGCAGCGTGGAGATTGGTCCAGTTACGTCGCCCATATCCTCACCCTCCGATCATCACGCCGCCCAGACAGAGCAGGGCAGGGAACAGAAACAGGAATAGGGCTGCGTGAAGGGCGAACTCGCGGAGGGTCATCATGATGATTGCACCGCAAGCCAGTGAGCCACCGGCTGCGCCTGCGGGAAGGGCCCATCGATGCCCGCGGCTGGATCGAGCACTAGCGTCCTGAGCGCATCGAAGGCTTCGGAACTGAGCTTGATCTTCGTGTCGTCCCCAGCCACGTTGCGGAAGCCGACGAACACTGTCCCGGGATCGCTATCGCACCTGCCCACGAAGACGACGCGGCCTTCGCCAAGGTCAATTCTGCGCCCTGTTATGGCGTTGCTCATGGCTTGCTGGCCTCCGCGCTACAGAGGGCGGTGCGGGCGGCCTGCATGGCGTCATCGAGGGCGTAGACTGCACCGCAGGTGGTCCTTGGCAGGATTGCGCCCAAGTCGCTCGGGCGACGTGCCGAATACGCGCCCTCTGGGCGTCCCTCGCCGTTCCACCCGGCTACGATGCTTCGAACGTCTGACAGGGCCTCGGCATCGACCAAGTTCGTCAGCGCCGCTTTCAGCGCTTCGACTTGGGCGAGCAGAGCGGCGTGGGAGTTAACGGCCTCAACGACGAATGCCGCATTGGCATCTGCGTCCACGAACGGCACCGGGCGGCTTTCGCCTCCATTGCGCACCGAGAAGACGGATGGATTGCTCATCGCATAGAAGTCGCAAACATCGCCGCCATAGACGTTGGTGATGTATGGGCCGTGGTTTTCATTGCCTGGGACAAGTTCCCATGGTGTCGGGCTGTATTCCTGGCTCATGTCACTTTCTCCCCGGTGCTGGCGCGGTCGCGAGCGCCATCAATGATGGCTAGTGCGGCCACAGCGATTTGCTTGTATTCACGGGCCTGCGCGCCGTAGTAGCCGTCGCCGACAGCGATCTTGCGCAGGGCTTCGACCGCCGGCTCATGGTGCCGCTCGATCAGCTCAAGAGCGTCCCCAATGGCGTCGTAGTAGCCACGTTCGTATTCGTCGGATGGGACGCCACCCAGGGCATTGACGCGCTGGAAAAGCTTGGACTCTTCGCGCATCTACTCGCCCCCTTGTGCTTCGGCAGAGGCGATGGCACGGGCTTCGGCGGCCGCCGGAGACCATACCCACAGGGCATAGGCGACGGTCGCGACCTTGGCTTCGTGGGCAGGCGCGAAAGAGCGCAGCCACGCATGGATCGCGAACTTGGCTGCTCTCTGATCAACATCTGCCCCCAGCGCCGGCCACTCGCCGCCATCGAAGAACAGGCGATCGACTTCATCCTCGAATTCCCGAGGCACTTTGGGACGATCGCGGCGGTTGAAGAATGCGCTTTCCGGCGCCCCGAACGCCGCAGTCGGACCATCGAACTTCGGCACGGGCAGGAACGTCAGCCCTTTGCAGGTCGTGGCGGGTGCGGCCCGGAGATCATCTGCAAGCTGGGTCATGATGCAGGGCCCTCCTCGCGGGCCGCAAGCATGGCGTCGGCGAGGGCATACACGCCCCTGGCAATGGCTTCATTCGCCAGAGCGGCCAAGGCCTTCGTGTCCTGAATGAAGACGCGATCTGCGCTTTCCTCTATAGCCTCAGCCACAAGCCGCTGTGAGCCGTCCGCGAGAAATCCCGCCAGCGCTTGCCCGGCGAACCAGTCGCGGAGCGACATCCCGTCGGCGACGTGACCGAGGCCGTTTTCTGCAATGACCGGAAATGCCGGACCACCATCGTTCTGAGCCATCACCCGCGCTCCCCGTACATCACCCGCGCATGCCGGCGACCCAGCCAATCAAGGCTGACGGAACGGGGCGTATGTTCGCGCGCCAGGTCGCTGTCCCACTGGAGGCCGCCGGCCCTGATCTCGGCCATGACCAATTCGGCCGTTACGTCCTCGGACTTGCCGGGCTCGGCCATGTCGAGCGCAATGATGCGCAGGGACCAATGCTTGCCGTAATGGCATAGGGCGTCCTTGGCCTCGGCCAGAGTGGCGTGCTGGCTCTCGAACAAGCCGTCGATGAAGAAGAGATAGGTGGGCATGGGATTGTTCCCCTGTATCGTTCGGTGCAATCAGGCGGGGCGCTCGATCTCTTCCATGGTGGCCAGAGGATTGCGCGCCGCAAACTCGGTGCGCAGATCGTCGCGCAGGGCCGGATTATCGGCCCAAATCTGCCGGGCGCGTGCGAGGGCCGCCTTCTCCTCGCGGGCTTCCCACTCCCGCTGCGCTGGCAGCAACTGGAAATCCCAGCCGGCGCGGCTGTAGCTTATGGCGCTGAGGCACTTCTTGAATTCCTCGATCAGGGTCATTCGCCCCTCCTGTATCGTTCGGTGCTGCCGGCCGCGCGGGTCGGCAAGGCCGAACGGTACGGGCTATTCGGCCGCGTTCCCCAGTGCGGCGTCGATCGCCTCAAGGCTCGATCGGTCGATCTCCCGACCTTGGGGGCCGCCATCGTTTTTGATGGAAAGCACCACGTAATCGCGGCCCGTCTGCAGCGCTTCGATGAGCGCGGTAATCCTCGCGGCTTGCGTGAGCACCAGGTCTTCGAGGGTTTCGAGGGCCAGCGCTGGCTCTGTCGGGCAATCGCCCTGCGCAACGCGCCGCTTCACCGATGCGATGAGGTTTTCTGTCAGCTTTGGATGCATCGTCGTCCTCCATGGGTTTTGTTGATCGTTCGGTGCTGCCGGCCGCGCGGGTCGGCGGGACTGAGCGGTCAGGCGGCTTCGAAGGATGAGGTTGTGAACAGCGCGTCGGCCTCGATGGTCATCCCGACGCCCTTGTCGAAGCTGGCAATGCGAGCGTTCGGGAGAAGATCGGTCAGCGGCCCCTGATAGGGCACAAGCTTGGTGATGCGGACCTTGCCGCCAATCACATCAATGACGTCGCCGACCTGCAGCTCGTGTCCGAATTTCCTCGCCATCTCCAACCTCCATCAGCACCGTGGTGCGTTGATCTGATGGAGCGAATATAGCGGCGACATCCGGAATGTCAACACGGAAAATGTCAGACAGGGAGAAATCTGACACGCAGCGCGGCGCTCAACACGAGTTTGACATCCCCCATAGCGAATCGGCCTCGCAGCGTTTGGCTGGAGGCCGAAGTGGTGTTGCTATGTTGTGGATAAGGCTGTTTGCTAGAGACGGCCGGCCATTACGACGAAGTGGACTGAGGACACGGAGTCGTGGGGAAACCTAAGTTCCTTCGGCGGATTGAACTGCTCGAGCACCAGCTCCTGGGCGTTATGCCGCACGAATCGCTTGATGTAGGCGAGCGGTGCGCTGGATTCATCTATGTGAATTTGGGCCACCACGTAGTCGCCACGCACCACCCGCCGCGTCGGGTCGACGTAGACCGTTTCTCCGTCTTCGTAGCGGGGGCTCATGCTGTCTCCCGCGACAGTTACCGCATAAGCGCCAGTAGTTCCTGACAGACTTGGCGGCGCCAAAATTTCGTCTAACCTATTACCGTTCAACACAAATTCACCATCAACGCCGCCGACGGCCTGGCCGTACAGCGGAATCTTTGCCCCTCCGAGACTAGGAAGCCTCTCGCCTATGAGGGCATTTGGGGGATTTGACGGCAAGGTCTTTTTTTCCTGCAATTTATCGGAACGACCGAACAACAAGTATTCGGGGGAAACACCGAATACTCTCCCGTACAGCTCCGCGTGCTCGGAATCATAATCGTTTTGCCCGTTCTCATGGGCACGGTAGGTCGACCCCTTCACCCCGAGACGTTCTGCCGCGGCGGAGGTCGACTTGAACCCGGCGTCTTTTCGGGCGTGGCGCAAGCGGTCGGCTTTGGTGTTCATGCGCCGCACTTTGCCACGCTTCCGGACACGAATAATGTTTGACACGCTGACACGCTGAATGTTATCAAACGGGCTATGCATACCGTTTCTGACATTATCGATGCGTTTGGCGGCAATTCTGCCATGGCCCGTGTCTTGGGGAAAGGTCCCAGCACCGTATCCGAAATGCGTAGGCGTAGGCGCATCGATGTAACGTACTGGCCGGCCCTGATTGAGGCGGCTGCCAACGCCGAGATAGCCGCCCGCGACCGCCGGCGGCCATTCACCCTCACGACCGACATGTTGGTTGAAGCCCACACTGGCTGGGCCAGCCCGCATGACGCTGCAGAGGGCGCGGGGGCGGCAGCGTGACCATGGCCAGCGTCGTCTACTTCATCCGGCCGGTCGGGCAGCTTGGGCCAATCAAGATTGGCTATTCCGATTATCCCGAGGCCCGGCTGTTGTCCTTGACCACGTGGTCGCCTGTCGATCTCGAAATCGCCGCCACGGTGCCGGGTGACCGCGACCTCGAATATCGCATCCAATGCGTGTTCGCTGATCTGCACTGGCGCAGGGAATGGTTCCGGCCGGACGCCAGGCTGATCGCGGCGGTTGAGAAGCTTCGGGCGGCCGTGCCCGTCGAGCAGGCGATCGACTTCACCGATATTCGCGGCGACCTCCGGGTCGAGCATTACCTCAATCGCTCGCGCGCCATCGCAGCACGCCGCCCCGGATACAAGGGCCGTTTGGCCAAGCAGGGAGCCTCGTCATGACCGCGCGCGCCCGTCGTCTCGCTCGCTGGCTATCCGCCGAACCCACCCGCATTGCCACGCTGCTGCTGGGGCTGTGCGTGGCGGGGATTTGGTTCAGCACGGGGCACTTGTGATGGCTGAGGATAGCGTTGCCCAAGACATGGTCCGGTCCTTCGTTGACCGCATCCTGCGCCTCAAGGAAGAGGTCGCAGACCTCAACCGGGACATTCGCGAGGTCTATGCGGAGGCCAAGGGCAACGGCTTCGACAAGACCGCCCTCGGGCAGCTCGTGACGTACGTAGGCAAGCGCCAGGCCGGCGCGGCCGAACTGCAGGAACGCGAAGCCCTGTTCGATCTCTATCTCGCTGCCTATGACGGCAGCCCCTCGCGTACGCACGCGTATGCGAGGCACGAACCGCAGCCGGAGCAAAATAGCCGCGCCGTTCCGCCGAGGACGGGCGCTGCCGTAGGTAACGAGGCAGTTGCTCCGGCTGCTACCCAGGCACCCGACGGGTGTACGCCAGCGCCGGAGGCGGAGGTTGGCAAACCCGAAGCCGCCTCCGGCGTCCAGACCACCCGTGTGATGACCATGACGCCGCTGGAGAAGCGCGAGGTCAACGGGCTCAAGGGCTTCGGCTTCAGCGTCAAGTGGGACGACAAGCCGCTGCGTCCAAACTGTCAGCATCCTGATCATTGCGCGAGCCCAGGCGGGAACAAGCACTGCTGGTCCTGCACCAAGGCCGCGAGCCTCACCGGGGAGAATGCAGCATGATCCGCGATCACCTTCCTCTACTGGCGGCAATAGGCTGCGGCGCATGCTTGGCATGTCTGTTCCTTGCGCTGGGGCTGCAGGCGTTCGGTCTGTCTCGGTATGGGATCGCGCCGGCCATTGTCGGGGCTATCGGGTGCTGCTTCTACGGGCTGCGCAAGAAGCCGGAGCCGCCGGTCGAGCCCATCCATGAATACGAGAGCGAGGTCAGGTGATGGCTTACGAGTGGGCTGTGCCGGGCGCGAAGTGCGTGTGCGTCGATGATAGTCCGAAATCCAGTCCGTGCCCCGACGGCGTGGAGCTGAGTGGCGATCTGGACGGGCTCAAGTATGGTCGCGTTTACACAGTGCGAGACGTGTTCGCCGACCCAGACTTCGGCCACAGCGTTCGCTTGGTGGAGATCGTGCGGCCGCTCCTCCGCCATGAATGTTGGGAGCCTGGGTATATTATCGCCCGCTTCCGCCCTCTCGTCATCCGCACCCTCGATCAAGACCTTGAAGTCTTCCGCCATCATCTGACTGGCGCTCCCGCTCATAGCGAGGACGCATGATGGTGGCTGGTCACCAGATGAAACGGCACGGCCAGAGCTGCGGCTTGCTCCAGTGGGGCTTCCGTGCCGTTACACCCGGTGATCGCCGGGGCCGTCGCCATGTGGCGTCGGTTGTCAGCCAGATTTCCGGGCCGGGCGCTCGGTTTCTGTCTGTCACTTGCATCCCTGTTCCTCCCGACTGGCCGGGGCTTCGGTCCCGGCCTCTTTCCCGGCGGTCGGATGGAAAATCCGTCACTGGTCCGGGTTCGCTTCTTTCCATTCTCGGGGGCGTCCTCCCTCTCCGAGAGGCGCCGAGGCTGTGTTCCTCCCTCGGCCTCGGCGCCACCTACGTGCGGGGTGATGTCCGCACCAGGCGACCGGTCACTCGTGACGCATCTTTCCTCGATTTGCTCCCGGCCGGTCGCCGCCCCATTCCCCGTGCGCTCCGCATCTGCGTAGAGCGGCACGGCTCCAATTCGCAGCCTCTCGATCACCTCCTGGCAGAGTGTCCCGATCGATTTGGCTCGCATCGCCCAAATCCCTTTCGTGGTGGCGGTTGCTGTCGAAAGCAACACAACCACACCCCGAGGACAAAAAATTGGGATCGTCGAACAAATACGGAGCGCCTGACAAAATGAGCGCCGCAGTGATCTCGCGCGAGCTGAGAATTTATGGCCGGCAGCGCTGGCCGCTGGACAATGACAAGCGCCGCAAGGAACGGCTGGCGGCCTTGCTCAACCTGACCGGCAGGCGCATCAAATCGTTGTGGGAGGGTGCGGAGGCTGCGGTCCCGCGCGCCCACGAGGTCAGCGCCATTGAGCGGCTGATCGGCAAGAGGATCGGCGCTGCCGAGGAGGCCAACAGTGTCAGAGCAAGCCAAGCTGAATATCGGGCTCTGGAGGCGCGGATTGCTGCGCTTGAGGCCGCTTTTGCCGTCGGCGATGAGGAATTTGGTCGCGCGCATCTGGATGGGCTCCGCGCACAAGCATCTGGACGTGGCCAAGGATTTGATGGCGGCAGCCCGGCAAATGGACGACCGCATAGCGGACTGACCGACTACTACCACGACCTATCCGATTGACACCTCGCCGCTCCGCTGCGGCGGGCGGCCTCGTATTGGGGGCAAAGACATTGACCGCATCTGCGAAGGGCTTGTTCCGCGCCACCGGCAACAAGAGCAAGCCCACGGTGCGCCTGCTGGACGGGGAATGGTCCAAGGTAGACGACGGCCTTGAGCGTGAGGCTGACGACTTCTATCCCACGCCGCCCGAGCCTACCAGGGCGTTTCTGGCGGCTGAAATCGGCCGCCTGCGAGAGATTGGCGGCGTATGGGAGCCGGCCGCCGGCGACGGTGCCATGGTTCGCGAAATGATGGCGCTTGGCCTGATGGTCTATGCGTCTGATCTGGTCGACCGCGGTTGCGGCGCCGAGATCCAGAGCTTCTACGACTACGCCAGCGCTCCAGTCGGCGCCATCGTTACCAATCCGCCCTTTCAGGAATGCAACGCGGATCCGGGGTGGGTGCGCCATGCGCTCGAACGGCTCGGCGTGGATTACATGGCGCTGCTCCTGCCGGTCAACTGGACCGGGGCGTCGGGCCGCGCCGCGCTCTGGGCCAAGTACCCGCCCAGCCGGGTCTATGTCATGCGCTGGCGTATCGACTTCACCGGTCAGGGGGCGCCCCCAATGCTCAATGCGTGGTTCGTCTGGGACAAGGCGCACCACGGCGAGACGGTCCTGCGTATGCTCGATCGCAAGGACGCGCGGCAGGGGGAAATGTTCGAGGAGTCGGCCGCATGACCTCTCGCAAGGCCACCATCAGCGAAGCCCAGATCACCAAGGCAGTGATGGACACTTGGCGCAAGCTCGGGCTGCCGGGCACCCGCGTTGCGTCCATACCCAACCAACGAGCTGCGGGCCAGTACGGGCTAACGAAAGGTGTTCCCGACCTGCTGGTGATCGCTCCCGGCCTTCCTCTCGGATTGATCGAACTCAAGACCGAGACCGGCAAGCTCAGCCCTGAGCAGCAAGCCTTCAAGGTCGACCTCATCATCGTCGGCGCTCCCTACCGCGTCACCTATGGCCTCGACCAGGCACTCGCATGCCTCCGGGACTGGCACGTCATTCGTTCGGAGGCAGCATGAGCACCTATTCCCCCCTATCGCCATCCGAACGCAGCGGTTCCAAGCCAGTTGCAGGGGTTAACGCGGGACATCCGTTCGACGTGCTCGACGCGATGCAGGATCGTCTGCTCGAGATCGGCCAGAGCATGGACGCCCTCGACCGCGAGCGCGAGGAAATCGTCACCGCCATGCGGGTGGTGGACAGGCTTTTGGGCAAGCCAGTTGTTTTGCGTAAGGATGCCCAAGATGCGCCGGAGGTTGAGGTTGGCAAGGAATCGACCTCCGGCGCCATCTACACCAGCCCAGAGGGGCCGTTCCACAATCCCGAGGACTGGGAGGACGAGGACGAGCCGACGACGGTTGAGCCGACCCTGACCGACCGCATCAATGTGGGCCTGGATCAGCACCCCAACTATACGCCAACGGAAATGGCGCGTCACCTTGGGGCCAACCCGGGTAGCGTGCGGGCGATCATGCACGCCATCCGCAAGGCCAAGGGCATAGAGCCGCCGCCCAAGCCGGTCACGGCCAAGGAGCGCGTGCTGGAATGCCAGTCTGTGCATCCTGATTGGACCGTGGCGCAGATCGCGGCCGAACTCGACATCCCGCCTTCCACCGTATCGGCCCGGCTGAGTGAGGCCGGCATCAAGCTCGACAACCGGGGCAAGTGCGGCCCCAGGCCGGTTGAGGCACCGCAGAAGGCCGTTTCCGCCGAGACGGTAGTGGAGCCGGAGCCCCAGATCCAGCCCGCGCCGCTGATCCCGAAGTTCATCCCGCCCGGCCCCAGGCACAAGTTCTATCTGCGCCAGGAGCGGAGCGGCGGAAAGTTCCTCCACACCTCCTGCGAGGGGTTGGTGGAAGGTCGCATGTACGCCTGGACCGGCACCGAGGCGCAGTTGCTTGCAGTTCGGCAGAAATTCCCACTGGCGACCGGCATGGTCGAAGTGCCGGCAGACATTTGAACATTCTCATTGGGGGCAGCCAATGAATTTCCATCTATCTCAGAAGACACCGAAGCCAGAACATGCCGCCGGCTGGACGCCCGAGCGCATCGAGTTCCTGAAAGAGCTGTGGGAGTGTCCAGTTTGCCGGCACCCGAGCGTACCGGCATTTCGCGCGGCCCTTGCCGCCTATGACAACCTGATTGCCGAAGTCGAAGGGGCATATGTGGAATGAGCCGTATCCGATCCGTCCATCCTGGCTTCTTCCGCGATGACCGTTTGGTGCCCTGCAGCGCGTTTGCGCGGCTTCTGTTCATCGGCCTCGGCGTCGAGGCTGACGACAAGGGGATATTCGAGTGGAAGCCAGTAACGATCAAGATGAGCGTATTCCCCGGCGATAGCGTCGATGTCGTCTCGTTACTGGCCGAATTGGAGGAGGCGGACGCCATCAGGCAGTTCGATATTGGCGGAAGGAAGTTTGGTGCGATCCGCAATTTTCGGAAATACCAGAAACCCAAGTCCCCCAACGACGTGCACCCGATGCCAGGCGACATCGCTGAATACGTCGCACTTCCCCAAAGTGGGGAAACCAATTCGGATAAGGATGGGACATTTCCCCAAAAAGGGGAAAACCAATTTCAGATGGAGGAGGGAGGAGGGAGTAGGAGGGAAGAGATGCCCTCTAGCCCAGAGGATAAAACCGATAGTCCGTCTGGTCCGCGTTCGGCGGCGCCGAGCCGCGAACCGCAGCGTCGGGGCACTCGGTTGCCGGCAAACTGGACACTCCCGCAGCCGTGGGGCGAATGGGCGAGGGCTGAGTTCCCGTCCCTGCCGGCCGACAAGATACGCCGTGAAGCTGATGCCTTCCGCGACTACTGGGTGGCCAAGCCCGGTTCCGCAGGGGTCAAGCTCGACTGGGAGGCGACCTGGCGCAACTGGATTCGCAAGATCGCGCCTCAGGCCCCGGCAAGGTTTGAGCGCTGGCAGGACGACCCTGAAATGCGGGGTGTGCTCTGATGGCCGATATCGTCCAGATCAAGCAGCGGTTGGCGCAGTCGGCCCAGGCGGTGGCGGAAATGCTCCTTCCCGGTGGCAAGCGGGATGGTGCGGAATGGCGCTCGGCTGCGGTCACTGGCGGCAAGGGCCAGAGCCTTGGGGTGCACCTGTCGGGGCCCAAGGCCGGGGTGTGGACCGACTTCGCGACCGGCGAGGGCGGCGACCTGCTCGACCTCTGGTGCGCAGCCAAGGGGCTGTCGCTGGCCGAGGCGATCGATGACGCCTCGCGCTGGCTGGGCATCGAGAACCCCCGGGCCTACCGCGAGCCCAAGCCCACATACCAGCGTCCCGCCAAGCCGAGCTGCCTGCCGCCGCAGGGGATTGTGCTCGACTACCTGACGCAGGATCGCAACCTGCCGGCCGACGTGCTCAATCGCTACAAGATCGGGGAGCAGGCCGACCGAATCATCTTCCCGTACCTGCTGCCCAATGGCGAACTGGCGATGGCCAAGGCGCGCAAGGCGGCGAACGGCGAGAAGCCGAAACCCACTGCAGCCGATTGCGAGCCGATCCTGTTCGGCTGGCAGGCCATCCCCGACAATGCCCGCGAGATGATCATCACCGAGGGCGAGATCGACGCCATGTCGTGGGCGGCCTATGGGCGCAATGCCATGTCGGTGCCGTTCGGCGGTGGCGGCGGAGCCAAGCAGCGCTGGATCGAAAGCGAGTTCGATCGTCTCGCCCGGTTCGAGCGGATTTACGTCTCGACCGACATGGACCCGGTTGGGGAAGAAGCCGCCTCTGAAATCTGCCGGCGACTTGGTGCGCACCGCTGCTATCGGGTCATGCTGCCGCGCAAGGACGCCAACGAGTGCCTGGTTGAGGGCATCAGCCAGGAGGAGATGGATCGCTGTATCACCAACGCCCGTAGCCTCGACCCGGAGGGCCTGAGGCGCGCGGCGGATTACGTCGATGAGGTCACGGCGCTGTTCTGGCCGGTTGCCGGGCAGCGCGTTGGGTACACGGTCCCCTACGACAAGCTAGCGGACAAGCTCTATTTCCGTCCGGGCGAGGTCACGCTGTGGACCGGGGCGAGCGGGGCCGGCAAGAGCCAAATCCTTTCGGACTGCGCCGTGCATTGGGTGTGGGAGGGGTCGAGGATTTGCCTCTCCAGCCTCGAGATGAAGCCCGAGCATACGCTCAAGCGCATGGTCAAGCAGGCCACCAATCTCGACCGGCCGACAGACAGCTATATTGCCCAGGCGCTGGATTTCCTCGACCGCGGGCTGCTGATCTACGACCGGGTGGGCAAGGCTGGCGTAGACGGGCTGCTGGAGGTTTTCGACTATGCCCGCGCCAAGTATGGCTGTGACCAGTTCATCATCGATTCCCTGATGCGCCTCGGCATTGCCGGGGACGACTACAACGGCCAGGAGAAGGTGATTTTCCGGTTGGTGGACTGGACCATTACGCACTCCGTCCACCTCCACCTCGTGGCCCATGCCCGCAAGGGTGAGAAGGGCGCGGGCGCTCCCGAGACCGATGACATCAAGGGTGCCATGGAGATTGGCGCCAACGCCTTCAATATCGTCTCTGTGTGGCGCAACCGGCGGCACGAGGAAGAACTGCGGGCCTCGGCCGAAGGCTCTCCGGAACGTCAACAGCTCATGGACAAGCCCGGCGTGGTGGTCAACGTCGCCAAGCAGCGCAATGGCGATTTCGAGGGCAAAGTCGGGCTCTGGTTCAACCAGGAAACGTACCGTTACTCGGGTTCCCCAGATCGCCGGCTGTGGGATCGACGCCGGTATCCGATCGATGTTCGGGAGTCGGCTGCATGATGCCGGTGCAAAGCTATCAGATCCCCGGCGGTGCTCGCGTCCTGATTTTCACCTGTGACGTATGCGGCAAGCCAGCCTGCTACGGCGAGGGTGTGAACCTCAGGGCAGCCATTGCCACTGGCAACGTGAAGCTCGCGGGCGATTGGCGTTGCGCAATTCACAGGCCGCGTGCGGCCGGAAAGGATGAGGAATGAAACGAGCTATCGGAATTGCGGCGGCGGTTGTTGGGCTGCTGGCCCTTGCGGCATGCAGTGACGCTGACACAGCATCACAGAACCTATCGACGGCGGCCGACAACTTCGAAATTGCCCGTCGCATCGTGTTCTACAACGGCATCACCGGCGAGTACATGCTGACGATCGAGGGGCTGTGCTCGCTGGGCAATGAGGACAAAGCCGGCGAACTGTCGGTGACGTGCAAGACCGGGCCGGGGCAGTACAAGAAGGACTTCCTTGGGCTCTCCGACAATGTGACCTATTTCGCCGAACAGCTCGACAGCGCCAACGTCAGCGCCGCTCAGTACCGGGTGGTGTTCAAGCCGTCGACAATCGTTCCTGACATCAACATCCGGTAGGGGAAGCGCATGAACGGAGCCTTGTGGATTTGGATAGTCGTTCGGTCAATGGTGTCTCTAGGCTGCATCGCCGCGGCCGGGTTCATGGCGGTCAAGGGTATCGAGGGCTGGGGCTGGTTCCTGTTCGTCGCTCTGCTGGCGCTCCCGTTGTGGGGTGACGGAGAATGACGCCGTTCGAGATCGAAATCATCCTGCATCATTACGGCTCGCGGGGCCCGTTCCCTCGCATGCTTGCGCCGCTCTACGAGCCAACCGTCGCGCATCTCGTCGATGTCGGATTGCTTGACCGAGAGGATTTTCCTGCTGTGACGGACCAGGGTCGTGCCTATGTCGCGATGTTGATGGCAACCCCGCTCCCGACGATGAAGTGGGTTGATCCGCGCGACAACGGCTTCGTTGAGGAGGGCCGCCCCAATGCCTGAAGACAAGACGGGAAGCGTTGCCACGCTGACGAAATGCCAGTTCTGCGGCGCGATACATTCGACGCCGTGTCCGTGGGTGAAGGCCATCGAATACCACCCGGACGGCTCGGTTAAACGTGTGGAGTTTCACGATCCGGCGCCGATCGTCTCTGGCGTGCAGGTGGTTTGGGACCCGAACCAGTCCAATTCGAGCAGCGGCTTCTGGGGAGATATTGCCAGCAGCGTGCTCAACAATTTCTGCTGAGGTGTGACCATGCCTGAAGACAAGCTTATCGAGGCAATGGCACGGGAGATGGAGCCGTTTGGTTTCATGACCGAGCACGAGGAAGCCATGAACGCCGCCCGTGATGATGCCCGTTCTGCTCTCGCCGCCATAGAGCAGGGGGGATACGTGGTGGCGAAGGCTGGCAGCATCGGCAAAATCCGTCTCCTGGCGGAATCGGCGCTGGCGGCCGTAGAGGACCTCAGCCCAGCGGGTGCGGAGCATTCCGTGCTCTGGAGCCTGACCGAGATACTGGCCGAGGTCACCGACGAGCCGGCCGCCATGGAGTTGATTGGCAGGACGCACGAGTGGCTCCGCTCCGCTCTCAACCAAACCAAACAGGGGCAATAGGGGATGGCTCAATGCGGCCACGGGGCAATGCCTCGCACCAGCGCAGCACACGCCAGTGCAATATGCAGGGGAACGGCCGTGACGCCTTCCTCGTACTTCTGCACGGTATTGCGCGACAGGCCAAGGGCCTCGGCCGCTGCCTTGCGGTTGAAGCCCATGCGCTTGCGCCAGTCAGCGAACTCGGCCGCGGTCACTTCGCTCTCTCCCCAGATCAATGGGGGCTCACGCCCCCACCTCAACATCGATCCCGTTCGCTTCGCAATAAGCCATAAATTTCGTAACGCGGGCCGTCTTGATTGTCAGCACCGGAAGTCTGCCACCCTCGAGGCTGCGGTCGAAATGGCGGCGGTTCGCCTCGAGGAAGTTCATCGTCACCTTGTGGCCGCCGACCCGACCCATCCCGGCGTTCTCGATGACGACATAGCCGGGGAAGTTCCCATTCCGAAGGACGATCTTGCCGCGGTTCGTGGTGGTCATTTGTCATCTCCGTGTTTCGATGACCCCAATATGCTCAAAAGTGAGCACGGCGTCAAGCGAAAAAGTGAGCACGGATGCGGGGAAAATATGCTAGGTTGTGATCACGAATAGCAAACAGGGGCAATAGGGCTACATGGGGAGCCACAAGGCGAAGATCGACCGGATCGTCCGACGCGTATGGGACAACACAACCTTCCCATTCCCAACGCCGGCGGCGCACCGGGCAGCGAAATTCCGCTATCGGGCCCGAGCCTATTCGTCCGGTGGCTCGGGATGGGGCATCTGGGACCAGAAGGACCAGAAATTCATCGAGGGCGCTGCCATTGCCGGCATCGATCCCGACGAAGCGTGGGTGAACTGAAATGGCGCAACTCGCAGTTCTAGATAGGGGCAATCGGCACTTGGGGAAATCCGCAGTCGAAGACGAAGCGACGATCCGCGCGCGTGAGCAGCACCGGACCTATATTCGTGGCCAGCGCCGCGTGACGGGTGCCACGGGCATTCTAGCCCCGCCGGTCAAGGAATCGCTCGTGGAGGTCAGAAGCCGCAAGGTGGACGACCCCAGCATGAGCGATAGCGAGTACCTGTACCAGCGCGCCAAACGACCAGAAAATCCAGACATTGGCAAGGTATGGGCTACAGAGAACGCCCTTACCCGCATCGGGGCGCTCTGCTACGTCCGGCGGAGGGAACGGCACCACGAGAAGGCCGCCGAGGTCTTCAAGGCCATGTACGAAGCCCTCTATGGCTGTGGATCGCCCGCCATGGATGCAAGCCGCGTTCAGGTCGATACGAGCCCCATTGCCCACGATAGCGGCATGGCGGCCAAGATCGACCGCGGCTGGAGGATCGCCGAGGCTATCAAGTTCCTGGGTGAGGAGCGTGCCAACCGCATCATCGCCTGCGTGGTCTTGTGCATCAAGTGTGAGGACGGGGCCGATGTGATGCCATCCGGCGAGCGCAACCGGCGCCAGGTCATGCGAGAGGTGACGGGATTGCTGTCCGCGCTCGACATGCTGGCCGGGCATTGGGGATTTGGTCCGGTGCCGTCTTGACACGCGTACGGCAAATCAGCGACAAGAGGGTAGTTTGGCGCTTTGCGCCGCGAGGGCTCGCTTCATGCGGGCCTTTTTGCATTTTCCGCACCGGCAAGCAGGACAATGGCCCCGGCGCCAAGGCAGGGACTGAGGCCTCTGCGGGCGGGCACGAACTGAGACCACGATGACCGAACGCAAGCCAGACGCGGACAAGATGCCGACGGGGCGCCCGACCAAGTTCGAGGGCAGCTACTGTCAGGCAGTGATTGCGGCGGGCGAACTCGGCTATTCGCTCACAAGTTTCGCTGGCCAGATTGGCGTTGCTCGCTCGACCATCAATGAATGGATGGATCATTTTCCAGAGTTTTCGGAAGCCGTAAAACAACACAAGGCCAAGCGCTCACTCTGGTGGGAAGATCGCCTTCGGGCCATCGCGCAGGAAGGCGGCGGCCCGGGCGCTGTGACGGCCGTGATCTTTGGGCTGAAGAATGTCGCCCCCGAGGACTTCGCGGACCGCGTTGTCAACGAGCACACCGGCAAGGACGGCGGCCCCATCCAGACCGAACGCAAGCCGGACCTCTCTGATCTAGACCCTGATGAGCGTGACGCAATTAGAGCAATCCTTGGCCGCCGCGCTAAGGAACCCGGCAGCGGCGCTTCTTGAGCTGGACCGCCTCGATTGCGAGGAGGACCTTGGACTTTTCCTTCGCAAGGGCTGGCGCTACATCGATCCTGCGCCTTACGTCCACGGCTGGCACCTAGACGCGATTGCGGAGCATCTTGAGGCGGTCACCTACGGCGACATCCGCCGGCTGATCATCAACATCCCGCCGCGGCATTCGAAAAGCTCGATTGTCAGCGTGGCGTGGCCGGTATGGACATGGGCGCAACGGGAGCTTGGCCCGCTTTCTGGCCCCCAGGTGCAGTTCCTGTCGGCATCGTACTCGCAGAACCTGTCGACGCGAGATGCGCTGAAATCGAGGCGGTTGATCCAGTCGCCATGGTTTCAGGAGCGCTGGGGCGATCGCTTCGTGCTCACCAGCGACCAGAACGCCAAGATGCGGTACGAGAACGACCATGGCGGCTACCGGATCGCAACCTCGGTTGGTGGCAGCCTGACTGGTGAGGGTGGCTCGATCATTCTGGTCGACGACCCGCTCAATGCACAGGACGCCGATTCCGATGCGATGCGCGAGGCCATGGTGTCCTGGTGGGACGAGGCCATGTCGACGCGCCTCAACGACCCGAAGGCCGGCGCCTACGTCATCATCATGCAGCGGTTGCACGAGGATGACCTGACTGGACACATTCTGTCCAACAACCATGAGGACTGGACTCATCTGTGCCTGCCGGCGCGCTACGAGAACAACCGGCATTGTGTCACCTCGATTGGCTGGCAAGACCCTCGCGAACAGGACGGCGAGATATTGTCGCCTGACCGCTTCGATGACGAGTCGCTGGCGAGGTTGGAACGGTCGCTCGGCTCCTATGGCTCTGCGGGCCAGTTGCAGCAGCGTCCCGAGCCCCGTGGAGGCGGTATTTTCAAGCGCCACTGGTGGCAGGACTGGAACGAGGAAACCGCGGCCCAGCACGGCTGCGTGCAAAGCGGCAAGGTTGTCTTTCCTCCGTGTGAGTATGTTGTGGCTTCGTTCGATGGGGCCTTCACGGAAGAGGAAATCAACGACCCGTCGGCCCTGACGATCTGGGGATTGTGGCGCGACCGCAATGGCCTGCCCAAGATCATGCTGATGTCGGCTTGGGAGAAACGCCTCGACATCCACTCGCTGGTGACCGAGACGGCCGCGACGTGCAAGCGGTTCAGGGTGGATCGGCTCTTGATCGAGGCTAAAGCTAACGGCCTTAGTGTGGCACAGGAGATGCGCCGCCTGCATGCCGGCGAGGGCTTCGCGGTTCAATTGATTGATCCCAAGCGAGAGAAGACGGCGCGGGCTTATGCCGTGCAGCCGCTGTTCGAGGATGAAATGATCTTCGCCCCGACATCACGCGAGTGGGCCGACAAGGTGATCTCGCAGATGGCGAGCTTTCCACGCTCGGCGCACGATGATTTGACGGACACTTGCACACAGGCCCTGAAGCATCTCCGCGACATTGGGCTCGCAGTCCATGGCGCCGAGATGCAGCGCGACGACGAATATCTGATGCAGCACCGCAGCGGCCGAGTGGCGCCGCTTTATCCGGCGTAGAATGAAATTGCCGGAAACGGGGCCTATCAACCCGCCGGGTCTCGCGATTTCGCGGGTCCGATAGAAACGACTTTGCTCTAAGGGGCGGCGCAAGAGCTAATGGCAACCACTGATCCTCGACCGGTTGGGCTGTTCCCGGCCGGCCTCGTGCTGCCCAGCACCCTGCGGCAGCCTGCGCCAGAGGCAGCGCCATTGCCGGACGCTATCGATGTCGACCTGACCATCGACGGTCCCGTGGATGGTGTGTCGTTCGATCCCGCGACCGGCGCCATGCAGACCGAACTGGATGACGGTTCGGTTGTTGTGGACTTCAACCCACCAGCCCGCGGTCGCGACAAGTCAGGCGCCGACAAGCACGACGCCAACCTGGCGGAATATCTCGACGATAGCGAACTCGCGCGGATTGGGGACGAACAGCTCCGCGGCATCGAGACCGATGAACAGTCCCGCGCCGAATGGTTGGAAGCTGGGGCACAGGGCATCAGGCTCCTAGGGCTCACCATCGACAATCCATCACAGACCGGGGCCGATGCTTCGACTGCAGTAGCTGGGCAGTCCACGGTTCGCCATCCGCTGTTGCTCGAGGCCACGCTGCGCTTCCAGGCCAATGCGCGGGGTGAACTGCTCCCGGCTTCCGGGCCGGTCAAGGTGGATGTGGTAGGGGACGAAACCACCGATCGCGATGCTCTGGCAGAATCCCTGCAGGATGGGCTCAACTTCTACCTGACCGACGTTGCCACCGAGTATTATCCCGATACCGATCGGGCGCTGTTCTACACCGGCTTCCGCGGTTGCTCGTTCAAGAAGGTCTACAACTGCCCCATTCGACGCCGCCCGGTTTCGGAGTCGGTGAGCGCCGAAGACATGATCGTGTCGAACGCCTCGACCGACATGCACAACTCGGCGCGGGTGACGCACAAAATCCAGATGCGGCCATCGACCCTGCGCCGCATGCAGTTGGCTGGCGCCTATCGGGATGTTCCGGTTGGGCCGCCCAATCCCTCGCTGCCCAATCCGGTTGAGGAGGAGAAGAACAACACCCAGGGCGTCGACCCGACCAATCAGATCCCTGAGGATCGCGACCATACCATCTACGAGGTCTATTGCGAACTCGATATCCGCGGGTTCGAGGACAAGGATAAGGGCGAAACCACGGGCCTGCATCTTCCGTATCGGGTGGTGATCGACAAGGACAGCCGCCTCGTTCTGGAAATCCGCCGGCAGTGGGACGAGGACGACGACAGGAAGCTGATGAAGCTGCCGTTCGTCAAGTACCCGTTCGTTCCTGGCCTCGGCTTCTACGACATCGGCTTCGTCCACATTCTTGGGAATACCACGAATGCGCTGACCGCCGCGTGGCGGGAACTGCTGGATTCCGGGATGTTCGCCAACTTCCCCGGCTTCCTCTATTCGAAGCTTGCCGGACGGCAGAACGAGACCGAGCTGCGTGTCCCCCCGGGTGGTGGCAAGGGTATCGAGACCAACGGCATGGCCATCGGCGATGCTATCATGCCGCTGCCCTACAAGGACATCTCGCAAGCCTTCGCGGCGTTCATCGACAATATCGCCCAGACTGGGCAGAGGCTGGGGGGGACGGCAGAAGTTCAGGTTGCCGAGGGGCGGCAGGACGCGCCGGTCGGAACCACGCTGGCGCTGATCGAACAGGCGATGAAGCCGATGGATGCCGTGCACAAGCGGCTCCATGCGGCGCAGTCGCAGGAATTCCAGCTTCTGAAGCAGTGCTTCCGGGAGAACCCGCAGGCCTTTGTCGATGCCGTCAATCGCAAGGGAACAGTGACCTGGGACGAGGACAAGTTCCTCGATGCGCTGGATAATGCCTCCATCGTTCCAATGGCGGACCCGAACACGCCGAGCCAGATGCACCGGTTGATGCGAGCAATGGGCGTGAAGCAGCTCGCGGCCCAAAACCCGACCATGTACGACATCAAGGAAGTTGACACCTACGTGATGCAGCAAGCCGGCGTGGCTGATCCTGACCGGTTCTTTGCCAAGGCGCCCCCATCGGCAGCCCAGCCCGATCCCAAGCTGTTGGAGATGGTCGGAAAGTCCAAAATGCAGGACCAGAAGATCGCCAACGATCAGCAGGACCGTGCCGTGAAAGTTGCCATGCAGCAGCGCGAGAGCGCGGATCAGGCAGCGGAGCGGGTGAGCCGGGAGAAGATCGCGGCCATGGGGCTGGTGAGCGACATCATCGAGCACCCCGGCTCTGATCAGGAAGCGCAGACAGATTTGGGGCAGTTCGCCCCGGCAGCGGAGTGAAGGCGTGCACAAGATCGACTATCCGCAGGGCTACGAGTCCCGCGAGGACCTCGACAAATGGTTCTCCCTGCTGCGCGAGCATGTGGGGAACGCCGATAACTTCGAGCGCGTGGTCTTTCACCTCATCGAGACGGTAGAGCACAAGCGCAACTCGCCGCACGAGCGTGTCAATCCCCCGGCTCAAGAGCACCTGCGGGCTGTGGCGGTCAATATCCTGTCGAAGCCGCGCAAGATCAGGGATTACCTCCCAATGACCTGCCCGGAGTGCGGCGGCACGCTCTACTGGTGCTATTTTGGCGACTACGCCAACGTCACCTGTGTGACCAGCAAAGGTCACGGTTGCAAATTGAAATTCTACGGACGGATGGACCTCGACCCGTTCCGTGACGAAAAGGAGCTTGCCCATGGCCAGCATGCGTGACGAAGCCAAGCGCTCGCAGGACGACAAGATGGCCCGCATGGGCCTCAAGATCAGGACTGCAACCCTCGGCGAGGATGAAGGGCTGGGCCACGTCCTGCCGGCCGGTGATGGCACGCAGGGCAAGGCTCAGGGCGGCTATGCCGACGAATACCGCGATGGCGACCGGGTGCACTCCCGTGTGCAGAAGCCGGAAGCTCCTGTCGGCGGCAAGAGGGCATCGAAGCGTCTGGATCGCCCCGGCTATGCGTCCGGCGGCGCAGTGAAGAAATCCAAGGGCACGACCGTCAATGTGATCGTTGCCTCCGGCCACGGAACCCCGGCGCCGGGAATGCCTTCCCCCGGCGTTGGCGCGGTGCCCCCTGCGGCTGCTGCCCCTCCCGCG